ATTGCAACCCGAACACTACGAAAAGATGCAAGCGATGGCAGATTTCAAAGGAGGCGTCAAATTCATCAACAAAGAGTTCGATTTTGAAGGCTTTAATAAAAGAGCCAAGATCGAAAACGCTGAATTTCCTGTTGGAAATCTAGTGAATTTATTTATGGACTTCGGCAAGAAAAGCAGACAAGCCGTTATATCTGATTCTCATGGTCTTAGCGTTTGGAAACCTGGATATACTCTAGACTTTACTCCTGGTAGAACGCTACACGGATTCTTGAAGAGATCGACCCCAGAACAGATAAACGAAAAGTACGATGAGACAACTCTGTATTTTGGCAACATCGATTTGAGATTCCATCTGATGAGACAAGAAAGTCCTGTAGCTGCAACGATAAGTCTATTTAGTAAATACGTTGAGTTTGCAAAACAGTTAAAAGACTGCACACTTGTTGAACTACTTCCAGTAGAACACGAGAGCAGAAAGATCCCAGGAACTGGACTCTATAAGAAGCAACCGTTCTTTGGCACAAGAGAAGAGAGAATGAATCTTAGAAAAATCGCTAACGAAATAATAGAAGAATCAGGACTCAAAGTTATTAGATGGCCAGCAGAGTGGATAGATGCAGACGGCACAAAGATGCTCGATATTCTAGAACAGAAAAGCTCTGTTCACCTCCGCCCCAAATTTTATCCATACTTAAACGAATTAACGCATGTTCCTCAACAAAGCAACAGATCAATCGAATCTTGATCTAGCAAACGGTCGAGATCTTCAATACTATTTAGATCTGACCAAAGATTACAAACACGACTTTACTTTCACGGTCAAAGACATCGAAGGGTTCAAAGTGATTGACGATGGAGAGTACGAAGCTGGAACAAAAGCTAAGTTTGCAGACTTTATGATTTCTCAAGTGCAAGAAGATGCTTTGGTCTATGTTGCTCCGCGTGTGGGAATGGCGCCGTTGTCTCTCTGTTCTTTGGCAAAGAAGTACAATAAGAAATTGTATCTATTTATGCCGTCTTCAAAAGAAGCGAGCGAACATCAATTGCTTGCTATAGAGAGGGGAGCTATTCCAATATTTGTAAGAATAGCGGCGATGCCAACTGCAAATATATACGCTAAACGTTTTGCAGATACTATAGGAGCAAAATTCCTTCCATTTGGACTTAAAACGGAAATGGTAGTAGCAGGCGGCGTGAGAGTTATACACGATTGCTTAGCAGATAAAAATATAGATACACTGTGGTCAGTGTTTTCAACAGGAGTGCTGTCCAGGACGCTGCAGATTGCGCTGCCTAATACAAGCTTTAATGCTGTAGCAGTGGCAAGAAATATTCAGCCTGGTGAGCTTGGAACAGCTCAGTTTTATACGTACGATAAAGCATTTTTAAAACCAGCAAGAATAAAGCCTCCATTCGACTGCATAAGCACCTACGATGCAAAAGGCTGGGAAATAATGAAACAACACGGAAAGCCTGGAGATTGGTTCTGGAACGTGGCAAAAAGTACACCGAAACCTACAATTAAAGCCAAGGACATAGATTCTCAAAGAGAGTGGAACGACATGAAAGATATAGTTCGCTATTCGAAATAGATCAATTACATTTATAAAACAATCAATAATTATGGCACAAGCATTAGCAACAGTATTTTTAATCATGATAATATTATGCGTAGCAAAAATGGTATTCGATGTTCAAATGTCGAAACTTAAAAATATGTTTAAACATCTGTTGAAATAAATGAATAAGAAAAAAAAGAAACCTGATCTAGTTGTATGGAGCGAAGAGCGAGGTTACTATCCTAGAGAGCTAACTTACGGTAGCAATCTTGGTGCACCAGCTATAAAATTGGATAATGTAGCGGGTTGGAAGTTATCAAACGTTCACAACGTTAATACTGAATTTAAAACCAGGTATAACGAATTGATGGAGCAAGCCAGAAAGCTGCAGCAAGAATACGAATGGAACGAACTCATCTATAGCAGTGTTGAATATAACTTTCAACCAACAATAGGACAAACGTACCACTTATATCGCAAAGAAGATGGTAGCATGATGCTATCTATAATAGAACCACAAAGCTGGAAATTAGAGTTCATCGCCAGTTTTAGATTAGACTCAACAAATAAATGGATAAAAATATAAAAGTTATGAATATATTAGAACAAGCACATCAAATCGTATTTGAAAGAAATGAAGAGAAAGAGCGTATGTATGGTCCATTCGAAGAAGGCATGGAACAAGCAGCTAAGATAGCTTCTTTGCTTTCAAGAAAAGACATTACTGCATTCGACATGTATAATTGTATGTTGGCTCTTAAGTTATCTAGAGCTTCTTACAATTACAAAGAAGACAATTATCTAGATGCTGTAGCGTATATGGCATCTCTAAACGAATATTTAAAACCAAAACAAGATGAAAATAAAGTTAGTAAGAAAAGTAAAGGCTCCAAGTAGAGGCACATCAGTAAGTGCAGGTCTGGACTTTTATGTACCAGACGATTTCAAAGCAACAAAAGTTTGGCCTGGAAAAGCAGTCTTAATTCCTGCTGGAGTAAAAGCACAAGTGCCTGAAGGATATGCGCTTATCGCATTCAATAAATCAGGTATCGCTACAAAAGAGGGCCTCATAGTCGGAGCTTGCGTAGTTGACGAAGATTACGAAGGAGAGATTCACATTCACATGATGAATGCTGGAGATAAAGTAGTAGACATCATCCCAGGACAGAAATTAGTACAATTTGTATTAGTACCAGTAAATTACCAAAACGTAGAAGTAGTAAATGAATTACCAAAAAGACAATCAGAAAGAGGCGACGGCGGATTTGGAAGCACAGGACTCACTTAAACAAATCAAGTTAGATAGAGTTTTCATGAACATAGCGAAAGAAGTTGCTACACTATCTCACTGTAATAGATCTAAAGTTGGTGCAGTTATAGAGTTAGATGGAAACGTAGTTTCTTTTGGGTACAACGGCACACCAAAAGGCATGCCAAATTGTTGTGAAGACGATAGTAATGTAACTCTGCCATATGTTATTCACGGAGAATCTAATGCAATAATAAAAGCAGCAAAATCAGGTCAGTCTATGAAAGGTGGCACTTTGTATTTAACTCTTAGTCCTTGTTTGGATTGCGCGAAACTTATTCTGCAATCAGAAATAAAAAGAGTTGTATATTTAGAAGAATACAGAGATCCAACAGCTATCCACTTTTTAAGTCAATTTATAAACATAGAGAAGTATGAACAAAGCAATATATAATCAAGAATTTAGAAATGCAACTCACGCATTCGAATCGTTATTTACTCACGTAAATGTGTTAGGTGAAGATTTCGCAGGCACAAGAGCTATATTCAATATAAGCTTTACTCTACTAGATCCAACTGATAAAGTTATAACAACTCAACAAAGAAAGTTTAATGTTGATTATGCAGAATTTGAAAATATTTGGTATGAATCAGGAGATAGAGATGCAAGTGAAATTGCAGAAAGGGCTAAAATATGGAAACAAATGATGATTCCTGGCACATCAAATGTAGTAAGTAATTATGGATTCTTTTGGAATAAAAACAATCAATTAGACAGAGCAATACAAGAGTTAAAAACAAACCCCCAAAGTAGAAGAGCAATAGTAGTTCATTATGATATAAATGAATTAGATCTGTATAAGTATGACACTCCATGTAATGTTATTCTTAATTTTTATATTAAAAATAATAAATTAGAATTAACTATTTTTGCTCGATCAATTGATTTATGGTTTGGCTTTGGAAATGATCAATATTGTTTTGCTAAATTAATGGAAAGAGTATCAGAACAATTAGGCATTCAAATTGGACCAATGAATTGGTTCATTACGAATCTCCACATTTATCCAAGACACTACAATTTATTATCATGATACTAGATAGACAATTTTTAGAGTCAGAACTCAGCAAGTTGTGGCCAAATAAATATAAAAAATTCCAATGGTGGAGAAGATATATATCAAGAACTCCACTATCTAAGAAAACTCCTCTGTACGAAAAGATAGTTCATGGTGACTATGATCCATCAACATATTTGTATCAAGCAGATCACGAGATGCACCTACTATCTGACAAGCTACAGAATATAAAGCATCCAGACGAAGCCCATGACATCACCAGTCTATTCATGGAACGCAGACGAAGATTATTAATAGATTACGAAAAGGAAGAGGCCAACATCATGAGGGAGCTCAAGAGCGACTTTATAAAGACATTTAAAATAGATAGAAAGCTGCTAGAAACCATAATGGAAACATTCGATGGAACTCTGGTAGAATTGTATAACCACATAAAAAATAAAAGTTTATGATTCAAGTAGGTTCAATTGTTAAGTGTATCGACCCAATAGACACATCTCTTGTAGAAGGACAAGAATACACAGTAGTGCAAATCACTCAAAAAGGAAACTTCATTCTTGAAGAAGCTGAATCCCCATTTGGATACGATTGTTATAATAGCACTCGATTTGAAGACACTGGAAAAACTGTGTACACCGAAATGAGAGAGTATTTTTCCGAGTACGAATTAGAAGATTACTTCGGAGAATAAACTTGATCCACCGTTAAAATAAATGCAGCAAATATGAAATATTGTTGTATATTTATCCTAGAATTAACAAATTATTCAAACAAAAACAAAAAAGACAAACATGAAAAAGTTTTTAACTATCGTTGCGGTAACTGCATTTTTAACTTCTTGCGGTGGTGCATCAACCACAGAAACCCCAACTACAGATTCTACAGTTGTAAAAGCTGACACTACAACAGCAGTAGTAGATACAACTCACGCAGTTGATACTACTAAAGCAGCTAAGTAATTAGCACACAGGAGTGGCGGAAGCAGATCAAGTCGACACAGATCTGCAAGCTAGACGTATAGCAGATTTCGTGCTGCTAGGGAAATAGAGTAATCTACCCGTGAAGGTGCAAATCCTTTCTCCTGTACTGGTCACTTTTACTTTAGGACTGAGTAAAGGCGAGAATTATAAGTCCATATTTTTAACAAAAAAAACAAACATGAAAAAACAAGTATTATTGTTAGCAGCTATCTTAGGTTTAGCTACACTAACTGCAACAGCTCAAAAGAGCACAAAATTTGTGATAGGAACAGTATCTTACACAAAAGCAACAGACGTTGAAGCGATTTACAGTTTAAATCCAACAATTGGTTATTACGTAACTGATAAAGTATCAGTTGGAGTTTTAGGAGGAATCGGTAAAGACGGAGATGCTAAGACCGCAAACGTAGGAGTGTTTGGCAGATGTGATTTTGCAAAAATCGCAAAGAATTGTGATTTATTCTCTCAAGTAGATATCACTGCAAATTCATCAACAGTTGCAGATGTTAAAACAACTTCTACATCGGCTAATTTAGGATTAGGCGCTAATTACCATTTTAACAAGAAATGGGCATTAACCATGCACGTTGCTGACTTAATTAGCTACGAAAGCGCAGATGGTAATTCTACAACCACTATCGGATTCTCAGGATTAAACAATCCATTTGCTACAGCTAAATTTGGCGTAGTATATAAATTTTAGTATTTTTTAAGATATTTATATCAAAGAAACAAGGTTGCATATTAACGTATGCAGCCTTTTTTTTATTTCTGAAAATAAACTTTTACGTATGAAATTGTCATGGAAAGGTTATTGGAAGCCTACCCCTAAAAACATCAGAAAAGCCGCAGACTCTTTGTTAGGAGCCGCAACTTTGGCTTCAACTTTCAGCGCTATTTACGATCATCCTAAATTGGGAATGATATTGATGATAACAGCTGTTGTTACAAAGATAGTGTCTAATTTCCTATCAGATGACGATGAAGTAACATAAAACAATTTTAAAATAAAAATATCCGTACAACATGAAAAACTTCAAAAAGTGGCTTGTCAATCTGTTTAAAGATGGCAACGACATTAACGAAAAATCAGTTATAGGGTTTATGTCTTTTTTTGTAATGACTGGATTTGCAATCACAGATCTAGTTACTGGTTATATGGGAAAACCTCTTGTGATCAACGAATTTATCTACAACTCGTTTTTGATTATGACACTGGGAGCTTTTGGTATTTCCTCAGTAGATAAGTTTATCAATAGCAAATACGAAGGCAACAATCAACAATCACCAGAAAATACAATAGAATAATGACAAAGCAACTAAATGATTCAACCGGAGTAAACCTCAATATAAAATGGCTAATTCAAATAGTAGTCGTTGTTGCTACAGCGGTGTGGGGATATTCAGAAGTTAGCGGTAGATTAGATAATCTAGAGCATAATTATGAAATGCTTAAAGATAAAGTAGACAGAACTAATACCGCTATAGAAGAGAGTGCTAATGGACATAATGCATGGCCAATGGACGTTGAACAATCTACACGTATTAAAAAATTAGAAGATGATTTGAGACGTATGGAAGATTTTTACTTACAAAACCAAATAAATAACAAATAAAAATAAAATATGAATTTAGATAAACTAAAAGGACGCGTTCCTGATTCAGTTATAGCCCAAATTCCAGGTGTTATGACAAAATTTAAAATCGATACAGCTCTTAAGTTGGCTCACTTCCTATCTCAATGCGGTCACGAATCTGGAGGATTTAAAATAGTAAACGAGAATTTGAATTACGGAGCTAATGGACTATTGACAATCTTTAAAAAATATTTCCCAGACGGAACCAAAGCCGCTTTATACGAGCGTAAGCCAGAAAAGATAGCTAATTTAGTTTATGGTGGCAGAATGGGTAATGGACCAGAAGCAAGTGGCGATGGGTTTAAATTTCGCGGTAGGGGATTTATCCAATTAACTGGAAAAGATAATTACAAAGCTTTTTCTACTGCGATAGGAGAAGATTGCGTAGCTAATCCAGATCTTGTAGCAACCAAATATCCATTAGCATCAGCAGCGTGGTTCTTCACCAGATGCTTACCTAAGTGCACTGACGCATCAGATGCAGCTGTTATAGCAGTTACAAAGTGTGTAAATGGTGGTACGATAGGATTAGAAGATAGAAAAAAACACTTTAAAGAATATTTCGCTTTATTATCCTAGTGATAAAAAAACTTTCAAAAAAACGAGGAGACCAAATAATAAAAGGTCTCCTTTTTTATTTTATTGATTATATTTAAAATAAAAACAATGGCTTGTCACACCATATACATGAAGGATGAAAGGGAGTTCTTTCTTAGAATGAAAGAAAGGGATCCTGAGATCATTTATAAAATGGTTAAGTGCGTTTTAAGCGCTTACAAGAGAAAGGTAAACAAGTTAAATATATTTGAAGTTGTATTTAAAGACACTAGTTATATGGTATTTGCAATGGAGAAAAAAGAATTTAAGAACTTTCTGAATAACTGTATTGATGATATGATAAACATAGAAGAATACGAGATATGCGCAGAGATTAAAAAGATCGTCAATAGAAATACTAGAAAAAAGAAAGTTCCCACCGTAGAATAATACTTCTCAACATCATCAAATTAAAGTAGATTAATAGTTATATAAACTTCAAAAAAATAATTTATGGAACAACAACAAATGAAACTCAATTTCAGTTTAGATAAAACGCAAGGAGTTAGTTGCGAAAAATGCGATAGTCAAACATTTCAAGAGGGTCTTTTAATTAGAAAAGCTTCTAAGTTTTTAACTGGAACTGCACAAGATGCAGTTATTCCCATTCCTACATTTGTATGTAGTCAGTGTGGCCATGTTAACGAAGAGTTTTTACCGACAGAATTAAAAAACAAAGACTAATGAAAGATATAGAAGTAATAAGCTACGACAGTACAAACTCTAGAACAATAGTAAAAACAGATTCCATCGTAGATTCCGTAGTCGATAAATTTATTGACAGAGCCAGATTCGGAAAAAAGAAATATGGAACTGACTTAGATAGAACAGATCTATCTCTTGAAGAGTGGATAGAACACGCTTTACAAGAACACATGGATGCGATACTCTACTTACAAAAAATTAAATCAGTTATAGGTGGCTCCAAAACAAAATTATGATATAGATTGGGCAACTCAGAAAGGAATTAGTTATTCTCAGTACTCTTTATATAATCAATGTCAACATCGTTGGTATCTTCAATACGCAAAGAAGATTAAAGTATTTGAACCATCTATTCATTTGTGTTTTGGTACAGCATTTCATGAAACTCTACAAGAGTATATTAGAGTTATGTATGAACAATCCGCAAAAGCTGCGAACTCTCTTGATCTAGAAACATTCTTGAAAGAAAGGATGTTAGAAAGTTATAAAGAGATTTACGATAATAATGGTAACATCCACTTCGCAAAGCCAAACGATTTTAAAGATTTCATAGAAGATGGTACTACTCTTTTAACATGGATAAAATCCAAGAGAGCTAAATACTTTAGCCTAAAAGGAGTCGAGCTAAAAGGTATAGAGATTCCAGTAAAGGGACTAATAACTGAAGATGCTCCAAACATATTCATGATTGGATCTATAGATCTTGTCTTCTATGATAGTAGAGACGGAAAGTATACAATATACGATATAAAGACCTCGACAAGAGGTTGGTCAGAAATGGATAAAAGAGATCAGACTAAAATCAATCAGATCCTATTATACAAACACTACTATTCAAAATTAATCAAAGTAGATCTAGATAAGATCGATGTTAAATTCTTTATAGTAAAAAGAAAGCCTTACGAAAACCCTGATTTTCCTACCCATAGAGTGCAGGAGTTCATTCCTGCTAATGGAAACAAAAAGATAGAGAAAGCTGTTAATCAATTCAAAGAGTTCATAAATAGCTGTTACAATTCATCTGGAGATCTTTTAGATAGATCATATGAAAAGAATCTGTCTTCTTGTAAATATTGTCCTTTCAATAAAAAACCTGAACTTTGCAATAGAGACCAATAAGATTTATTTTTTATTTATGTATATATTATCTATATTTATGTATATTTATAATAAACAATAGATATGGAAACAAAGAAAAGAGTAATCACATCAGTTAAGATTCCTGATAATCTTTACGAAGATTTTAAGATTATGAACGTTAGAACGAAAATGAATCTACAAGATTTAGTAGAAAGAACAATCTTCTTATATTTAACCGAAGCAAAATTTAGAGAAACGGTGCACAATCAATTCAACACATATTACACAGGTTCTGACATATTAAACGCAATAAAATAATTAAAAAATGATAAAAGGTTACATTCCTCAAAAAGACAGAAAAAAAATTCTTTTGCTTTGCGATGATATTAGAATGACTTCTGGTATCTCAACAATTGCAAGGGAATTAGTAGTTGGCACTTCTCACGTTTATAATTGGGTAAACATAGGAGGAGCGATTAATCATCCAGATAGCGGCAAGAGATTAGACATATCTCAAGACACTAATCAAATAATGAATATTTCTGATTCTTCAGTTTTCATATACCCAATCAATGGATACGGATCCCCAGAATTAATTAGACAACTAATGGATATTGAAAAACCAGACGCTATCATGTTCTTTACTGATCCTAGATACTGGATTTGGTTATTCCAAATGGAAAACGAAATAAGAAAAAAAATTCCAATGATCTATTTAAATATTTGGGACGATTTACCCGCTCCTTTATATAATAAATCGTATTATGAATCTTGCGATACTCTTTTAGCAATATCAAAACAAACTGAGAATATAAATAAAATGGTTCTTGGAGAAAAAGCTAATAGTAAAATAATAAAATATCTTCCTCATGGAATCAATGAAAAAATATTCTACCCTATTAATGAATACATGGAAGAATACCAAAAAGTATTGGAAATGAGAACGAAATTATTCGGAACAGATCAACCTGATTTTGTAGTGTTCTACAATGCTAGAAATATTAGAAGAAAATGTACATCAGATTTGATTGCAGCTTATGCAAACTTTTGTGATACGATAGGTAAAGATAAAGCAAAAAAATGTAGATTGCTTCTTCACACAGATCCTATAGATGAAAACGGAACTGACTTACCAACGGTTATAGACCTAATATGCGATCCTGAGTATCAAAAAGTTTCGTTTTCTTTAGGTAGAACATCTTCTCAAGAAGTTAATTTGATGTATAATATATGTGATGTTACTGCTCTAGTATCTTCAAATGAAGGATGGGGATTATCACTAACAGAAGCAATGATGTGTGGTAAAATGATAATTGCAAATACTACTGGAGGAATGCAAGATCAGATGAGATTCGAAGATGAAGATGAAAATTGGATAAAATTCGATGAAAACTTCCCATCTAACCACTTTGGAAAATATAAAAAATGCGGAGAATGGGCAATACCAGTTTTTCCTACTAATATGAGTATGGTAGGATCAATTCCTACTCCATACATATGGGATGATAAAGCTGATTTTAGAGACATATCAAAAGCAATTTTACAAGTTTACGAAATGCCATATGACGAAAGAGTGAAAAGAGGAATGAATGGTAGAGATTGGGTTCAATCAGACGAATCTAATATGAGTGCTAGAAGAATGTGCGAAACATTTGTATCAACAATAGATCAAACTTTAAAAAACTTTGAAAAAAGATCTTCATTCGAATTAATAAAAACAGAAAAATTATCAAGAAAAAAATTAACACACCCTTTAATATATTAATATGAATAAACAATATTGCGTAATATCGTGTCCAATCGATACTTACTCAGGTTATGGAGCAAGAAGTAGAGATTTCGTAAAGGCTTTATATGAATTAAAGAAAGACGAATGGGATATAGAAATATTAGCTCAAAGATGGGGAGCAACTCCATGGAATTATATAGAAGAAAATTCTAAAGACTGGAATTTTTTAAATAACATGATAATTAGAACCGGACAATTAACCAAACAGCCTGATGTGTGGATTCAGATAACGATTCCAAACGAATTTCAACCAGTCGGAAAATATAATATAGGAGTTACCGCCGGTATAGAAACCACTCTGTGTCATGCATCTTGGATAGATGGATGCAATAGAATGAATTTAAATTTAGTTTCTTCTGAGCATGCAAAAACTGTATTTAAGAATTCCACTTTCGAAGAGAGAAATCAGCAAGGTCAAGTAGTAAGACACATAAAATTAGAAAAATCAATAGAGATCTTATTTGAGGGATTGGATCTATCAAAATATTTTTTCATACCTGAGAATGAAATAGAGACTACTGATTTAGTTAATTCTCTAAATGGAATAAAAGAGAATTTCTGCTATCTTTTCGTTGGTCATTGGTTACAAGGAGAATTAGGAGAAGATAGAAAAAACGTAGGTTTAATGGTAAAAAATTTTTTAGAAGTTTTTAAAGATAAAAAATCAAAACCAGCTTTAATAATGAAAACATCAGGAGCCGGATCGAGTATAATGGATAGAAATGATATACTAAAGAAAATAGACAATATCAAAACAATGGTCGGAGGAAAAGATCTTCCGAATATATACTTAGTCCATGGAGATATAGAAGATTCTGAAATGAATAATTTATATAATCATCCCAAAATCAAAGCAATGATTAATTTGACAAAAGGTGAAGGATTTGGAAGACCATTATTAGAATTTAGCGTGTGTAAAAAACCAATAATAACAACGAAATATTCAGGACATTTAGATTTCCTAGATCCTGAATTCACTACATTAATATCAGGAGAAATAAAGCCAATTCATCCTTCTGCAGTAGTAGAAAATATGCTTATACCTGAATCAGGATGGTTCTCAGCTAATTTATCTGAATTTAGAAGTTGCATTAGGGATATGTTTGAAAATTATGATAAGTATACTGAAGGTGCAAAAAGACAATCATATAAATCCAAAACTCAATTTTCATTTGAAAAAATGAAAGAGTTGTTATCAACTAATTTAGAATTAATTCCTAAAAAAGTAGAATTAAAATTACCGTCTCTTAAAAAAATAGAATTACCTAAACTTAAAAAATCATAATAATGACTGAAAAAGAATTCGTAACGTGGTTAAAAGGATTTGTCTCTGCTGCAAATACATTTAATATTACTCCCAAACAATGGGATTGTATTTGCGAACATCTAGATAAAGTAAAAACTGATAATAATCCTATCAATGGAACTAGGTATAACCTTGATAATAATGGAAGTTGGGGAGTAGTGAATACGACAAGTCGTCTAGATGTGTCTCAGAAAATAGATAATTATGAAACAAAAACTTTATTAAATGACTGATAAAATTATAGATTGTCCTAATTGTGAAGAGAAAGCTTCTTGCTATCAAACTCCTATAAATGAATTTCACAATTCATACGCTTGTTTTGGTTGCGGATTCACATCAAATGATCTAATGATCACAGAAGAGTTTGACTTTGAGAAATTAGAATCATCCCTGCCAGAATTGTATAAAGACTTAAAAACAATTGATTCTCTAAATAGAGTCTGGTATCCGCAAGCTATAAATATTTTAGAAAAAGGAACTGTATTTGCAAATGGAAAATCTAAATCAGATTGGCAATGGTCAGCAATAAAAACTATTGAACTTACAGAAGAAGATAAAAATAATCCTAGATTTAAAGGACAAGTATACAAATCAGATTCTAAAAGTTTACAGAGTTTTGGAAAAGATTTTATAGAAGCTTGTGATTATATAGGATTTTTTAACGCATAAAATAATAGTATGCCATCAATAAGTTACGCAATTCCCGTATGTAATGAACATGTCGAATTAGATAGTCTATTAACGCTACTCTTAAAATTCAAAAGAGATGATGATGAAATAGTTGTCCAATGTGATTCAGGAAATACCACACCAGAAGTTTATGAAGTAATAAACAAACATAAGAGCAATATAAAAATAGTTCAATTTGCTCTTAATGGAAATTTTGCAGCATTTAAAAACAATTTAAAATTTCATTGTTTAAGTGAGTGGATATTTCAAATAGATGCTGATGAATTATTACATGAAGAATTTTTAGAACATCTACATCAAATTCTTGAAGATAACCCGACAGTACAATTATTTTGTTTGCCGAGAATCAACACTGTAGAAGGTCTTACACAAGATCATATCGATAAATGGGGTTGGAATGTAAATGAAAAGGGGTGGGTAAACTTTCCTGATATACAAACAAGAATAATTCAAAATTCTCCAAAAATACAATGGGTTGGTAAAGTCCATGAAGTAATATATGGACATACTTCTCAAGCAGTTCTACCAATTCAAGAAGAATATTGTTTGATTCACCATAAACATATAAAGCGTCAAGAAGTCCAAAACATATTATATTCAATGATATAAACAAAAAATAGTTATGCAAGAGATTTTAAAATTAGTAGAAAATTACATCAGTAAAAAACACTCTGAAAAAAAATGGGAAGCAGGAAAAGATTGGGTTCAATACGCTGGTCCATATTTTGATAGTCAAGAGTACACAGCAGCTGTTAAAAGTTTATTAAGTGAATGGTTAGTATTAGGAGCAGATGCGATCAAATTTGAAAAAACATTTCCTGAAAAGTTTGGAAAAAGATTCGGACTTCTAACAAATAGTGGTTCAAGCGCCAATCTTCTTATGATGTTAGCTCTGACTTCAAAAAGAGGTCGTAATTTACCAAAAGGCACAAAAGTCATTACTCCTATTGCTGGATTTCCAACAACACTTAATCCTATATTTCAAGTAGGATTTACTCCAATATTTGTAGATATAGAATTAGAAACATTAAATTTGGATCTTGATCAAGTAGAAAAAGCATGTATAGAAAATCCTGATGCAAAAATAATAACGTTTGCTCACGTTCTCGGAAATCCTCCTAACATGAATAAACTTATGGAGATAATTGAGAAATATAATCTTATTTTATTAGAAGATTGTTGTGATGCTTTAGGATCTTTGTACGATGGCAAAAAATTAGGGTCTTTCGGAGAATTAGCAAGTTGTTCATTTTATCCAGCTCACCATATCACTATGGGTGAAGGAGGTTTTGTAGCAGCTAAAGATCAAGACACAGAAAGAATAATTAGAAGTTTTAGAGAATGGGGTAGAGGTTGTTATTGCGTAGGCAAACAAAATCTTTTGGCGAACGGATCTTGCGATTGCAGATTTAATAATTGGTTGCCATCTCTTCCTGAAGATTTATTTGATCACAAATATGTTTATGAAGAGATCGGGTACAATTTAAAACCAATAGAATTACAAGCATCTATAGGCTTAGTGCAAATGAAAAAAATGCAAGAAATAGGAGAAAAACGTAGAGAGAATTATTCTAATCTTTTCAAAGCATTTTCTAAATATGAACAATATTTTCATTTACATAAAGCCCAACCGTTATCTGATCCAGATTGGTTTGCGTTTCCTATTACATTGAGAGACGATGCTCCATTTAAAAGATCAGACATTTGTCAATTTTTGGAAGCTAATAAAATTCAAACAAGACCATATTTTGCTGGAAATATAATGCTTCAACCAGCATATGCAGGAATGATGAATCCTAAAGAAGTTATAGAGAAATTTCCCATAGCAAGAAAAGTTACAACAGATACGTTCTTTTTAGGAACAAGTCCTGTAATCAATAAAGAAAAGATAGATTATATAGAATCAGTACTTGATAAATTTATAACTACTTTATGAGAATAGCTTTTTTAACAGAGATGGGATTTCAAGGCAAAATTCAAGACGATCATTCGAATATGAGAACAGAATTTGCTTGGATGAATGCACTAAACGCAGATCATTATCCCATTTCCGCATATCAGCAAGTAGAAAATTACGATCATGTATTTCTTATATTTCCAAAAGGGGAAGTATACTTAAATGCAGTTGGATCTAAATTAATAGATAAGATAAATCCTGTAAGCGAATTACTTGCATCTAATTTTTATCAATCGATAAAAGATAAAAATCGTAAACTTCACTTTGTTCAAGAAGGTCCTCATTGGCTTTTTAACGATTACGAAATAATAGATCAAATAAATTTCTATAATCTTATAAGTGAATGTGATTCTATATTTGCTCATAATCAAGAGGATAGGAAATACTACTTAGGAATGTTTCCTGATAAGCCTGTTTACGTTCTGCCTACTCTAATGATAGAAACTCTAATAAAAGATATAGAGCCTATTAAAACAGATATGGTGATCATTGGCGGTAATTTCTCTAGATGGTACGGAGGATTTGAAAGCTATACAATAGCTCAAGAGTTTCAAGTACCTATCTGGGCTCAAACATCTCATTCTACAAGAGCGTATGAACATCAACTTGAAAATATAAATCATTTTCCACGTATGATGTGGAATACATGGATGCACGAACTTTCGAAGTTTAAATATGCAGTGCATCTTATGCCGACAGTTGCAGCAGGAACTTTCAGTTTAAACTGTGCTTACTTCGGTATTCCGTGTATAGGAAATATAGATGTTGATACGCAATCAGCATGTCATCCATTACTGTCAGTAGATGTTAATGACATTTATTCTGCAAGAAATTTAGCAAAGAGATTGAAAGAAGATAAAGATTTTTATGATCGTTGTAGTATAATGGCTAAAGATGGTTATAAATCTTATTACCATAAAGATAATTGGTTGAAGTATATGGATAAAGTATTAAATTGAATTAATTAAAAACAGATAAAGTTAAAATAATGGAAGCTATATATAGTAACATTGATACAAATAAACTCTTACACATTATAGTAAGAAAAAAAGATTTAACTCCTGGTAGAATTGAAGTAGTTCCAAAAGATAATTTTATTCAATGCGCTTTACTCAATATGGAACAAGGGAAAACATTCAAATCTCATAAACATATCTGGAAACAACGTACTCATAACGTAATTGCTCAAGAAAGTTGGATCGTAATTGAAGGTAGTGTTAAATGTGTCTTATATGACATCGATGATCAAATTATATCAACTCCTATATTGCATCCAGGAGATGCTTCTTTTACTTTAGAGGGAGGACACACTTATGAAATTTTAGAAGATAATACATTAGTTTATGAATATAAAACAGGTCCGTATGAAGGACAATTACTAGATAAAATTTTTATATGAAAAAAATAACAATATTAGGAGGTACGGGTGGATTAGGAAGTCAACTTGTTCCTAGACTTTTAGATTATGAAGTAATAGCATTGGGAAGTTCTCAGTTGAATGTAATTAATTACGAAGAAGTATCTATTTACTTTAAGAACAATCCAACAGACATTTTAATTAATCTAAGTGGATATAATAAGGATAATTTCCTACATAAGCTAACAATAGATAGCCAAGATGCTGTAAACAAACAGATTGATATAAACGTTAAAGGCAATATTAATGTAGTGAGTTCATGTTTACCCAATATGAGAGAAAATGGTTACGGCAGAATTATATTAATATCTTCAGTGTTAGCAAGCAAACCAGTTGTAAGTACAGGTATCTATTCTGGGTGTAAGGGATTTTTAGACTCTTTAGCAAAGACAACAGCTATAGAAAATGCGAGTAAAAATGTTACCTGTAACACAATCCAATTAGGATACTTCGACGGAGGTCTAACCCATAAGATACCAGAGAATTTCAGAAACCAAGTATTAGAAACAATACCTGCTAAGAGATGGGGGACTATAGAAGAATTAGAAAATGTAATTAGATTTTTAATAAATACGCCATATGTTAATGGCACAAACCTAAAAATAAATGGAGGACTTGATTTTTAAGAAAAAAGGCATAGATGTTTATGTAGATGTAACTAGTCGAATTAATCATCCGAATGAGGTTGAATTAGGAAACCACGTTGCAATTGATTTGGGAGTTTATATTTCGACAAGAGCGAGTATAGGAGATTACGTGCATATTGCTCCATATACTTGTATTATAGGAGGAAAATATAGTGAACTTGTGATGAAAGAATTTAGTGGTATAAGCGCAGGCTCTAGAATTTTATGTGGCAGTGATGATTTTACCCTAGGATTAATGAATCCACAAGTACCAATACAATATAGACGTCCAAAAATAACAACTATTACATTCGAAAGATTTACGTGCGTAGGAGTTAACTCTGTTGTAATGCCTGGAATCACTTTAAGAGAAGGTTCCGTTGTAGGATCTAATTCAGTTTTAACAAAAGATACAGAACCTTGGACAATTTACGTTGGATCACCTGCTAAACCCGTTAAGATCAGAGATAAAGTAAAAATATTAGAGTACGCAAAAGAATTAGGATATGAACTTTAATGTAGTAACAGAATTTGAAAATAAGATAGCCACTTTTTTTGGAGCTCCATACGCAATCGCGGTTGATAGTTGTACTCATGGAATTGAGTTAGCATTAAGATATACAGAAGTTGATCATATTACAGTACCAAAGCGTACATATTTATCGATTCCTTTTTTAGCTGAGAAGCTTGAGATTAGTAGAACTTGGAAAGAGGAAGAATGGATTGACTACTATTACTTGACAGATAGAGTTGTAGATGCAGCAGTCTTATGGAAACCGGAAAGTTATATTAAAAATACTTTCATGGGAATTAGTTTTCAATATCAAAAACACTTATCTTTAGGAAGAGGCGGTATTTTATTGACAGATAATGAAGAAGCCGCTATACAAATTAAAAAAATGTCATATGATGGTAGACTTCCTAATATACCTTGGAGAGATCAAGACATTAGTACTATAGGATATCATTATTATATGACTCCTGAAACTGCAAAATTAGGTTTAGATAAATTATCTTCAGCTATATCAAGTGAACCTAGAAAATGGTCAGTAATGGATTGGCCTGATTTAACTCAATTGACGATCTTTAAATCACAAAGTAATATCGATGACATAGATCCATATTTACAAACAAGATAAAATACATACATGAAAAAAGCATTTATAACAGGAATTGGAGGACAGGATGGATCTTACTTAGCTGAGCACTTACTATCATTAGGATATGAAGTACACGGTATCATTCGAAGAAATTCAACACCAGAGCACCAACAATCAAGAATAGATAACGTACGAGGAAACCTACACGTTTATTATGGTGACTTACTGGATCAATCTAGCATTGAACATTTATTAGACAAGATTCAACCAGATGAAATCTACAACTTAGCAGCACAGAGCCACGTACGTATTAGTTTCGATATTCCACAATTCACAGCTCAGACAAATGCGTTAGGAGTATTGAATGTATTAGAAGCCTATAGAAGAGCTTGCCCAACAGCAAAGTTCTATCAAGCAAGCAGCTCAGAGATGTTTGGGTCATCAGTAGATGCAGACGGATACCAAAGAGAGACTACTCCAATGAATCCAGTGTCACCATACGGCTGTACAAAAGTATTTGGTTATAACATTGTTCGCAATTACCGCAAAGCATACAAACTGCATACAAGCAATGGGATCCTTTTTAATCACGAATCACCACGCAGAGGTTCTAACTTTGTAACGAACAAGGTAGTGAAAGCTGCAGTTATGATTAGCTTAGGTTTACAGAAAGAATTGGAGTTAGGTAACATGGATGCATATAGAGATTGGGGACATTCAAAGGATTACGTAAAAGCCATGCACTTAATATTACAACAAGACCAACCAGGAGACTGGGTTGTCGCAACTGGACAGACTAGATCAGTGAGAGATATGTGTGAATACGTGTTTGCTAAACTAGGATTAGATTACAGAGACTATGTAGTACAGAATCAGAAGTTCTTACGTCCTGAAGAGTTACCATACCTAAAAGGAGATTCAACAAAGATACGTACAGAGTTAGGATGGAAGCCGGAATATACTTTTGAAGCTATGATGGATGAAATGATTAAATATTGGAAAAAAATACTCGATATTCAAATCTCATAATTATAAAAAATTTTTTAAACAATAATATAATGAATAATTACAAAGAACAACGACCATGGGGTGAATTTGAAAATCTATTAGATAGTGATTTGTGTAAAGTAAAAAAAATCATCATTAAACCAGGGCAAGCACCTAGTTACCAATACCACTTTAAACGTAGTGAAGTATGGACTATAGTTCAAGGTAACGGTGAATTAAAGCTAAATGATAATATTATTCCTGTAACATCAGGTTATACCTATCATATTAAAAAAGAAGCAAAACATCAAATTAAAAACACAGGTACTCAAGACTTAATATTCATAGAGATACAACTTGGTGAATATTTTGGCGAAGACGATATCGTTAGACTAGAAGACAATTATGGTAGAGCATAAAGTATTAATAACAACAAGCGGATTAGGTAGTAGATTAGGAGAGCTAACGAACTACACTAATAAATGTCTCGTAAGAATAGCAGATAAACCCGCTATTTCTTACATTATAGAATCTTATCCAAAAGATACTAAATTCGTAATTACGCTAGGTCATTATGGAGATCACGTAAAACAATTTCTCGAATTAGCATATCCGGATCTAAATTTTACATTTATAGAAGTAGATAAATACAAAGGTGAAGGTAGTAGTTTGGGATATTCAATATTACAATGTAAACACGAATTAAATTGTCCATTTATATTTCATGCTTCTGATACTATTATAAAAGATTTAACAATACCTGATACTGATAAAAATTGGATATTTGGTTCATATAAAGAAGATTCTTCTCAATATAGAACAGTAAATATGTATAGCGGCAAATTAATTAATATAAATGAAAAAGGTGAGATAGGATTCGATTACTCATATGTTGGAATTTCTATCATAAATAATTTTGAATTATTCTTTTACAATTTAGAAAAATTAATATATAGCGGACATCAAGATACTTCTGACGTACATGTCATAAACAATATGTTATTTGAAGTAGAATTTAATTATAAACACATTTTCCATGAAGATTGGTTTGACGTCGGAAACACATCTGAATTAATAAAAACCAGAAAGAAATTTAGTTCGAGTATTGACGTATTAGATAAAAAAGACGAATCGATATTTTTCTTTGATACATTCGTAATTAAATTTTTCTACGATAAAACTATAAATAAAAACAGAGTAAGTAGAGCTGTTAAGTTAAAAGGATTAGTTCCTGAGATAATAAGTCATACAGATAATTTCTACAAATATACTAAAGCAGAAGGAAAATTATTCTCAAAATCAGTAAATAGAAATAAATTTATAGAGTTTTTAAATTGGTCTGATGAAAATCTTTGGATACATAAAATAGATCCAAATATTGAAAACAAGTGTTACGATTTTTATATAACTAAAACTAAAAAACGAATTAATCAATTTTTGAATGATATTCAAGATAAAGAAGAGTATATTAATGGAGAATTAGTTCCACCAATAGAAAATCTAATAAATTCAATAGATTCAGATTGGTTGTGTAAAGGAATACCGTCTCAGTTCCATGGAGATTTTATTTTAGATAATATAATAGAAACGGAGACTGGATTTACACTTATTGATTGGAGACAAGATTTTGCAAACGATTTAGAAATAGGAGATATGTATTATGATTTGGCTAAATTAAATCATAATCTATCTATAAATCACGATATAGTTAATAAAAATTTATTCGATTATTCGAAAGATAATTGTTATATTTTAATTAATAGTAAATTAAATGAGTGTAAAGGAGTATTACACTCTTTCATAAAAGAAAATGGATACGACTTAATAAAAGTAAAAATATTAACTTCTATTATATGGATTAATATGGCTCCTCTCCACGAGTATCCATTTAATACTTTCTTATTTAATTTCGGTAAATACAATTTATATAAAAATTTAAAACTATGGAACCAAAATATTTTATAGGACCGATGTCCAAAAACGTAGTCGATACAATTATTGAATTCTGTAATGAAACAGAAAATAAAATAGGGTTAATTCCTTCTCGTCGTCAAATAGAGTGGAATGGGGGATATGTAAATAATTGGATCACAAAAGACTTCTCTAATTATATTAATAGGAAAAGCGATAGTATAATTCTGCAAAGAGATCACTCTGGACCAGGTCAGGGTCAGAAAGATGATAACGGATTTGTGTCATTGGTTAATGACTGTAAGTATCTCGATATAATACATATAGATCCATGGAAAAAATATCCCGAATACGAAAAAGGATTAGAATGGACTATAGAAATGATGAAAGTTTGTGATGCTGTTAATCCAAATTTGAAATATGAAATAGGGACAGAAGAAGCTATTAGAAGATTTGAATCTGATGATTTAGATAGATTGGTTTCTGATTTAAAAAATGAGCTTGACGAAAACTTATTTTCAAAAATAAAGTATCTCGTGATACAGTCTGGAACATCGCTAAAAGGAACAAATCAAACTGGTCATTATGATAGTGATCGCTTATTAAGTATGATTTCTGTTGTTAAAAAACATAATCTTTTATCAAAAGAACATAATGGAGATTACATACCAGTATCAGTTATTAAAGAAAAGTTTAATTTAGGTTTAGACGCTATTAATATAGCTCCTGAATTTGGACTTATAGAAACACAGACATATATCAATGAAATATCGGATTCAGAATTACTTGAAAAGTATTTTCAAATATGTTATGATTCTAAAAAATGGGTAAAATGGGTTAATAAAGATTTTGATCCATATAATAATAAAAAAGAACTAATCAAGATATGCGGACATTATGTTTTATCGCATCCTGATTTTATATCAGAAATAAAATGCAAATTTCCAAATATAGATAAAAAAATTAAAAATAACATTAAAAATAAATTAAATGAATTATATAAATAGAAATAAAGATATAGTATTTGGCAATAATGATTTAGAATACTTATATACATTTAAACAATTTCCTGTATTTATGGGATGCGTAGAGCAAGATTCTTCTCAGGATATATTATCAGATATGAATTGGAAAATAAGTAAAGGATCAGGCATGATCCAATTAAATCCGCTACTTCCTTTAGATGTAGTATACAGCGCAGAACATGGATCTGGAACAACTGGAAAAGCATGGGATGAGCATCACGCATCGTTTGCTAACTTTATTAATAAATTTAAGCCAAAAAGTATTTTAGAAATTGGAGGGCTACACGGTATACTAGCGGAAAAATATCTACAATTAGATAGCGGAGTTAAATGGACTATGATTGAACCTAATCCAACAGTAGATCCTAATTTACCTATCAAAGTAATTAAAGGATTCTTTAATGATAAATTTACGTCAGATGAAAAATATGAAGCTATAATTCATTCCCACGTTTTAGAACACGTCTATAATCCAGATGAGTTCATAAACCATAAATCATCTTTTATGAATGATGGGGATTTATTAATATTTACTCTTCCTAATATGCAAGTTATGTTAGAAAGCAATTATACTAATTGTATTAACTTTGAACATACACTATACTTTACTGAGCCATATATAGAATATTTTTTGAATAAATATAATTTCGAATTGGTTGAAAAAGAATACTTTAGAAAAGATCATAGTATATTCTATTGCGCAAAGAAAATAAATAATGCGTCAGCTAATCTACCTAGCGGATTATACGAAAAAAATAAAGCTACATTTGAAAAATATATTAATAGTCATATTGATGATGTGAATAAAATTAATAAGATCATATCGAAAACAAATTTACCCGTTTATTTATTTGGTGCTCATGTTTTTTCTCAGTATTTAATTTCATTTGGATTAGATTCATCTAAAATAATATGTTTACTAGATAATGATACTAAAAAAGAAAATAAAAGATTGTATGGTACTTCTTTAATATCTAAAAGTCCAAAAATATTAAAAAATATTTCCGAAGCAATAGTTGTATTAAGAGCGGGAGTTTATAATGACGAAGTAAAAAATGATATAGTAAATAATATTAACTCAAATATAATATTCATCTAATGGATCATAGACCTAAAACAATTATATGCGATATAGATGGCACATTAGTTATGCATAATAAGCCTAGCGATGTTGCTAAAAAATCATGCAAATTGATATTGCTAGAAGGCACTTTAGATAAATTAAATGAATGGGAAAGAAAAGGATATAATATAATTCTGTTAACAGGTAGAAAAGAATCTATGAGACAGGTAACCATAGATCAACTTACTGAATTGGGTATATATTATGATCAATTAATAATGGGAGTTGGTGGAGGATCTAGGTATTTGATAAATGATTATAAACCTGATGGTGCCGAATCAGCATTTTCTATTAACGTAGAAAGGAATAGCGGAATTAAAAATATTAATATATAATTATGGTATTGATTTATAATGTATATTTAACTGATACTCCTGGAAATTTTAATTGGTCTCCAGATAGAGGAAATCTAAAAAATCATAGTAAACTAGAAGTTGCGAAATATAGTCTATGTAGTCTGGCATCTGCTTATGAATGGACTAAAGCTATAATCAATATAGAATTAGATCCGAATATATATACTCAAAAAGAAATAGAAGATCTTCCTAAATTTATTTACGATATTTTCAAAAATGTAAAAGTAATATTTTCGCCTAATAGAATTAAATATCAGAGCGACTGGAAAAATATATATAACGAAATTAATAATGATTTAGTATATTTACTATGTAATCATGATCATATATTTTTAGATTCAAATAACCAATGTTTAAAAGACATTATTGAAGAAGCTAAAAAAATGATAGATAAAAATCCGACTATTGCAATGAGCCATTGGCCAGAAGCAATAAGATCAGCAAAATGTGGATATATAGAATTGAATGAGAATTTACCAAGAAAATATAACGAAGAGTATAAGATTAAAAATAAATATGTATCGTACGAATCTAATTGCATAGATAGTTTGAATATCATAACTAAAAAATTATATTATAATTGGTTTTTCTTAGGCGATTGGCCTAATATACCTCTAGTAAGAACAGACGGAGTCAGCGGAAGATATCCTGATATTGTTAAAATAAAAGAATCAATTGGTTTAACTATACCTAAACAACTGTTACTTATTCCGTATAAAGAGCAAACAAGACATTTTGATGGATATTCTCATCAAAGAATAGATAATAACACATGTCCATCATTAAGTATTCCGTATGGCTTTTTTGAAAGTGATATCAAAATAAGATATGGATATGATGATTATAAAGATGGTTGGGTTAATATAAATCCTAAAAATAGTGCATATCGAGCTTATGATATAACTGGAACAGATTATAGAATAACTTTAGACGATATACCTCTATTTTGGAAAAATAGAATTTCAGAAGTAGATATAAAAGAAGACATTGATGAGGAAGAATTAATCAGATATAGATTACAATCCGTATTAGAAATGATGTATTCAGATCCACGATATTCAACTCATATAGATAAAGAAATAGAATTAAATGTGTTAAAAAATCATATAAAAACATATACACAATACGAATTAAATGAAACAGAATAAATTTAAAATAATAATAGCTTCATATAATAATGAGCAATGGGTTGAATATAATCTAGCAAGTATATTAAATCAAACATACGATAATTACGAAGTTATATATATTGATGATTGTTCCACTGATAACACTTTTCAAAAAGCAAAAGAAATTATTGGAGATAATGAAAAATTCTCAATAATAAAAAATGAAACTAATTTAGGAGGAACATATAATCACATTAGATTTTTCAATGATATTGAAGACGAGGAAATATTAGTTTTAGTTGATGGAGATGATTGGCTTTTTGATGATAAAGTTTTAGAGAAATTAAATATTTTTTATGAAGAAAAAAATGTGTGGATGACATATGGAAAATTCTATGCTTGGAATGGAGAAGACGCAACAGAAGCATATCCTCAAAATACTGCATACGATGATTTTATTCATAAACACAAATATTATAGACGAGATTTATGGAGATCATCTCACTTAAGATCATATAAAGGATTTTTAGTAAAAGCAATAGATAAACAAGATTTTGTTTCTCAAATAGACGGAAAATTACTTTGGCACGCAGGAGATTTAGCGTTAGCATTTCCTTGTTTAGAAATGTGTCCTAAAGAAAAAATAGGAGTATTAGACTTCCCTAGTTACGTATACAATGCCAGTAAAATTTCCCAAGAGAGAACTTCTCAAAGAGAAACATCTGATAATTCAAAATATGAAATTGAAATTAGAAATAAGAAAAGTTATAAAGAGGGATTGACTGGAGAGAAGTTACCACAAATTAATGTATTTTATGATAACTTTGAATTAAATAATATTCCTAAAAAATTTACTTTTTGCTATAATCAAGAAGATGGAGAATTTGATCTAGTAATTTTAGGCGACACATATATCGTAGATTATCTAGAAGGCAGAATAAACATTAAAAAAAATGTTCCAATTATTGCTCGTCCTTTTGAAGATAGAAACTATTGGATAAGTAAATGGGGAGAACCAAAAATATTTAATTTACTACTTAAACATTACGATAAATTCGATTTGATTTTAACATTAGACAAAATTCTTTTGGATAAACTGCCTAATACAGAATATTGGCCGGCTAATTATGTTAGTCAATTCAACATACTTCCTAATAATCAAAATATTGAACCTAAAAAATCTATTCATTGGGACTCTTATGAAATACCTGAAGATGAAACTTATAAAATACATCATAAGACTAAGTTAGTTTCATGCGTGTCATCTAATAAATCATTTTTGCCAGGACATCGTACTAGACTTAAATTTCTCGAAGAAATTAAAAAAAATCCTAAAATAGACATATATGGAAGAGGAATTAACCCAATAGATAGCAAGTTTGATGCATTAAAAGATTATGCATTTTCTATAGCAATTGAAATGATAAAGCCGGGCGATATATACCATCCTGAAAAACAAATTTGGGTAGATGATGAATACTATTGGTCGGAAAAAATAAATGATTGCTTTCTTACAGGCACTGTTCCAATATATTATGGATGCCCAATTATTGGAAATTTTTTTAATTTAGATGGTATATTAGTTTTTAACACCGCTGAAGAGCTTCAATCTATATTAGATAATTTAAGTATGGAGCAATACATTGGTATGATGCCAGCAATTGAAGATAATTTGAATCGCGCTAAAAAATATCCATTAAATAGCGATGATGTATACACTGAATTTTTTGAAAAATTAATAAATAAAAAAAAATAATATTAAAATAATATACATGAAAAAAGTAGTATATGTAACAGGATGCTTAGGTTTTATAGGATCATATGTTACAAGAAAGTGTTTAGAAAAAGGTTGGTACGTTAAAGGAGTAGATAAAATAACTTACGCTGCTAATAAAGATTTATTACATGAGTTTAAAAAATACGATAACTTTTCATTCGTACATTGCGATATAAATGATTTAAAATTTCTTTATGATTGTGATTATATAATAAATACAGCAGCAGAAACTCACGTAGGAAACAGTATAGCTAGTAGTTTTGAATTCGTAAAATCTAATATAGATGGAGTTCATAATATTTTAGAATTGATAAAAAATCATAGAGGAGAAAATTCTAATAAGCCTATATTAATACATTTTAGTACTGACGAAGTATATGGAGATATAGAATCTGGAGCTCATACGGAATCTGACTTATTAAAGCCAAGTAATCCATATTCAGCAACAAAAGCTGCTGCAGATATGCTCATAATGGCTTGGGGAAGAACACATAGAGTTCCATATATGATCGTTAGACCGACTAACAATTATGGCATAGGTCAATATATAGAGAAACTAATTCCAAAAGCCGTTAAATGCTTAAACTTAAGTCGTAAAATACCCCTGCACAATAATGGAGAGCCATATAGAAATTGGTTGCATGCCGATGATACTGCTAGTGCGATAATAACTCTAATAGAAAATGGTAATATAGGAGAAATTTATAATATAGCAGGTGGATTCGAGCAAAAGAATATTGATACAGTTAAACAAATCATAACGTCATACAAAAATATTTATCCGGAATCGTATATAGATCATATAGATTTTTCATGTGATCGACCAGGACAAGATGTTAGATACGCACTTGATGATTCTAAATTAAGATCTTTAGGATGGTCACCTAAAACTAATTTTTCAAAAGAAATAGAAAATATAGTAAATTACTATAAGAATAAATTTATTTGGTAAAAATAAAAACAATAAAAAAATATGAATACACGAGAATTTAAATGCGTTAAAGCGCTTACAGAATTAGTAGAAAATCATGGTTTAGTTAGCGTTAAAACTTCCTTCGAAGACGAAGGCGCAATGTTCAATGAAACAGTTCGATTAAAAGAAGTTTGTAATCAAGCTAAGACTAAGATCGTATTAAAAATTGGCGGTCCTGAAGCTATAAGAGATATTAAAGAATCTAGTATTATTGGAGTAAAAGGACTAGTTGCTCCTATGGTAGAATCAGCTTTTGGTTTGAAAAAATTTATACAAGCGATAAATACGAATCTAACATCAGACGTGATAACCACTCTTCAATTAAGTGTGAATTTAGAAACAATCAATGCTGTAAAAGATGTTAATACAATTTTAGAATCAGAAGAAGTTTCTCAAATGTATGGTGTTACAGTTGGTAGAGTTGACTTAGTTTCGTCTATGGGAAAAGATAGAGCATATGTAAATAGTGATGAAATATATAAATTAACAAGAAGCGTATTTGCTAAAGCCAAGGAAAAAGGATTAAAAGCTTGTTTAGGCGGCGCAATATCAATAGAGTCTTTAGATTTCTTAAAGAAATTAAATTCTGAAGGTCTATTAGATAAGTTTGAAACTAGATATGCAATGTTTGATCCATCTATCGCTCTTAAAAATTTATCTGCCGCTTTAAGTAAAGCTCAATTATTTGAATATGAATGGCTAAAAACAAAACAGGAATATTATCAGGCTTTCGTAAATCAAGATGCGAAAAGAATTCAAATGATTCAAGATAGACTAAATCAATCAATATCGGTAAAATGATAAAAGCGTTAGTAACAGGAGGTACAGGAGGAATAGGTAAAGCTATAATTTCAACTTTAAGATTAGAGGGAATATATGTATGGGCTCCAACAAGGGAAGAATTGGATCTATCAAACTCTGATATTAGTTTAACGCATAGAGAGTTTGAGATAATTATAAATTGCGCAGGAATAAATCCAATAAAAGAATTCCTTGAATCTTCGCACGAAGAAGTAATGAGAGTAAATTATTTTTCTCCTCTCAAAATAATTCAACAGTGTTTACCTTATATGATAGAGAAAAATCTTGGAAGAATAGTCAATATTGGTAGCATATTAGGCGGTGTATCAAAACCAGAAAGATCGGCGTATAGCTCTAGTAAAAGCGCTTTAGATATGCTATCTAAATCAATAACATCAGAATATTCTAAATATAATATACTATGCAATACAATATCTCCAGGATACATAAAAACAGATCTAACGTATAAAAATAATACAAATGAACAGATAGAAAAAATTATTAAAGAAGTTCCACAAAATAGACTAGGATCAGTAGAAGAAATAGCTGAATTAACAAAATACTTAGTTCTACGTAACACATATATAACTGGTCAAAATATAATAATAGACGGAGGATATACATGCACAATATAAAAATAAAATCTCGTTTTGGACAATATGATGTTTCATTCGTAGAAACAATAGAACAGATATCAAATAAGATTTGTGAAGATGATGTTGTTATTATAGACAGCAATGTATATAATCTTTACAAAGAATTTCATCTAAGTAAAAATTTAATTATAAAACTCAATTGTTTAGAATCTAACAAAACTTTAGAAGGGGCTATAGAGATATTTCAAAAGTTAATACAAAATAAAATAAAATCAAATGCGAATATTTTTGCTATAGGTGGTGGCATACTTCAAGATGTTGTGGGTTTTGTTTGTTCTATTTATTGTAGAGGCGTGAAATATACTTTAATTCCTACCACTCTGCTTTCTCAATGCGATAGTTGTATAGGTGGAAAGACTTCTATAAATTTTGAATCAGTTAAAAATATACTCGGATCTTTCTACCCTCCAGAAAAAATATATGTATGTACTGAATTTACAAAAACTCTCACTAGAAAAGATTTATTATCTGGATTCGGAGAAATCATTAAATTTAATATATTGAAAAATTCTATCGAAGATTTTAATAAATTATTTAGTGAAAATGATATCACTCAATTAGTATATGAGTCTTTAAAATATAAAACTGATATCATTGAGATTGATGAATTCGATAAAAAAGAAAGAAAGTTTTTAAACTTCGGGCATACTTTTGGACACGCTTTAGAATCGACATCAAATTATGAAATTCCACATGGAACATCTGTGTTATTCGGGATATTGATCGCTAATAGAGTTTCTAAACACATGAATTATATAAATCAATCAAAGGAATTCGAATTGTTTTCTTTAATATATGATTTCATCTGTCATCAAAAATTGAGTGAAGATTGGTTTAGTTTTGATAATCTTTTGGAAGTTATAAAATTAGATAAAAAAAACACAGGTTTTATTAATATGGTTTTATTAAAAAATAATGAAATCACAATTGAAAAAATAGAAGATTTAAATATTTTAAAAAATTCAGTAAAAGAAGTTTATGAGAGTTTCGGATTACGTTCTACAATATCTAAAAGATAATTATGATGTTGATACAATATTTACAGTTTCTGGTGGAGGATGCATATTTCTTATAGATTCTTTAAATAATGTTGATGGTTTAAAATATATAGCAACTCATCACGAGCAAGCAGCAGCAATAGCCGCAGAAGGATATGCAAGAATGAAAGAGGGTTTAGGAGCATGCATAGTTACAAGCGGACCAGGAGCAACTAATGCAATAACAGGGGTTATGGGAGCTTGGGTAGATTCCATACCTATGATTGTATTGAGTGGACAAGTCAATAAAGAAATGACTACAGAACATACAGGATTGAATCTTCGTCAATTGGGAGATCAAGAGCTAAATATAATTGAATGCGTAAAAAGCATAACTAAATATGCTGTTCAAGTAAATGAACCAAGTCAAATAAAATACCATTTAGAAAAAGCATGTAAACTTGCAACAACTGGTAGACCTGGTCCTGTATGGTTAGATCTACCGTTAAATATACAATCAGCAAATATAGATCCTGAAAAATTGACAGGTTGCAACGAAAGCGAAAACAATCCCGTTGTTTTCGAATCTGATATTAATAGAATAATTGATAAATTAAAATCTGCTAAAAAGCCTTTGATGATAGTCGGCAATGGAATAAGGTTGTCTAAAGGATATGAACAACTACATTCATTTATAAAAAGTACGAATATTCCGGTAATATCTGCAGTGAATGGAAATGATCTAGTGAACGATGATTACGACAATTACGTGGGCAGATTTGGAACGCATGCGCAGATATGCGCGAATCAATTACTATCAGAATGCGATTTATTATTGTCAGTGGGATCAAGATTATATGTTAGACAAACTGGATATAACTTTAAAGGCTTTGCTTCAAATGCTTTTAAAATATACGTTGATATAGACAAAAACGAATTAGATAAACCTACGCTTTTTCCAGATATGAAAGTTGTATCTGACGCGAAAGTATTTTTATCTAAATTAAATAATCAAGATTTACCTACCACTAATAAAGATTGGACAGATTATACATCAGAAAAATATAGAACTACGCCTACAGTATTAGATAGACATAGAAATAATAGTAAGTACGTTAGTCACTATCATTTCATAGAAAAATTGCAAAACCACTTAACAGAACACGATCACATAGTAACGAGTGATGGATCAGCTAACGTAGTGACAATGCAAGTAATGAAATTGAAAGGAAAACAACGACTTATAACGAATACCGGTTGCGCGCCAATGGGTTATGGAATGCCAGCAGCAATAGGAGCGTCAGCCACTGGACATTCGATAGTTTGTATAGAAGGAGACGGAAGCTTACATCTAAATATACACGAATTACAAACAATAAAGCATAATAATCTGCCAATAAGGATGGTATTATTCAATAATCAAGGTTACACTTCTATAAAAATATCTCAGAAATCTTTTTTTAATGGTAAATTTACAGCGTCGGAATCTAATAGCGGAGTTTCTTTTCCAAATTTTGAAAAGATAATAAGGGCTTATGATATACCATACATTAAATTAAGTAATCATGAATCTATTGATGATGCTTTAAATATATTTTGCAAAAGTAAAGGGCCAATTATATTAGAAGTATTTTCAGATCCTGATGAATATCACGAACCAAAAGTTGTAGCAAAACTTAATGACGAAGGTAAATTTATTCCAGGAAACCTTCACGACATAAAATGGATTGACTAATGAATATATTAATAACAGGCGCTAATGGATATATAGCTAAATCTCTCTATAACGCTTTAAAAGACAAGCATAGTGTAATGATCATAAGTCGAAATAACTTTGATCTTACAAATCGAGAAGCAACAGATAATTTTTTCAAACACAGATTATTTGATGTTGTTATTCACTGCGCAGTTAATGGAGGCAGTAGATTGAAAGAAGAACGTTGGAAAGACATGGACGATAATTTAAAAATGTATTACAATATATTAGCGAATAAAGATAATTTCAATAAATTAATTCATTTTGGATCAGGCGCAGAGTTTATGTCTAAAGATACACCATATGGATTGAGTAAGAAAGTTATTGCTAATTCTATTTCTGAACAAGATAATTTTTATAATTTAAGAATATACGCAGTATTTGATGAGAATGAATTAGATACACGTTTTATAAAAGCCAATATAAAAAGATATATTGATAAAACTCCTATTCAGATACATCAAGACAAATACATGAGTTTCTTCTATATGAAAGATCTTATAAAAGTTGTAGAGCATTATATAGAGAATATGAATATGCAAAAAGAATTAGATTGTTGCTATAGTCACATATACACTTTAACTGCCATAGCAGAAATCATCAATTCTTTGTCTGACTATAGAGTTGAAATTGTAAATCAACATTCTAAGGTAGGAGATGACTATTACGGTGATAATTTACAAAGACCTAATATAGATTATTTAGGATTAGAATACGGAATAAAAGAAGTTTATAATAAATTAAAATGAAAAATATAACATTCGCAACAAATCCTGGAGCTGGTAGTATAGAGTATATCAAATTGCTAATAGAATCTTTAAAGAAAAACTTAGATAATAAAGAGCACGAGATATTAGTTTTTGTAGATAAAGATACAGATGGCATTGTAGAATATCTAAAATCAGAGAAAAATAATTTTTACGATTTAAAAATAGTTACTCACAGCGTAAAACCTGTTATAAGCTATCAAAGAAATTCTAGTTTAATAGTAGATCTAGCTAAACACGATATAATAAGTTATTTGCATAGCGATATGGTGATATCTAAAGGGTACGATACAGCTGTTCTATCAGAATTAGAAGAAAATATGATATTGAGTTCTACAAGAATAGAACCTGCATTGCATCCACCTAGTTCATTGACTTTCACAAAAGATTTTGGATTGAATCCTGAAGAATTTAATTTAAACGAATTTAACGAATACGCTGAATCCGTTAAATCAAACAAATCCAGCGATTACTTTTTTGCTCCATACACATTTTATAAATCGGCTTGGCAAAAAGTTGGAGGATACGATACATTATTTAGAAGATCTAGAGAAGATTCCGATTTCGTTCAAAGGTGTTTACACGCTGGAATAAAATTAAAACAGACATTTGCAGCTAACGTATATCACTTCACGTGCATTACTTCAAGAGGCAAAAATTGGTTCGATCAGTCTAATCAACAAGCTCAAGATCGTGTTAAATTACAGAATGTTGCAGATCAAATAGAAATTAGAAGATTTTTTAAAAAATGGGGAAATTTCAATCACGGAGAAAATCTGATACATAAATATGATTGCGACCTCGTAATAAAAGGATCCGCAAATCAAACGGGTATAGCTTATCAATTAGAGCCATTTTTCACACGAATTTTTGTAGAATCAGAAGATTGTAAAAATGAATTAGTTAAGTTGCATGAAAATCAACATGAACCTGCGAATCAACTTTTAAACTTTACACAAGAGGATTGGAAAGAGTCGAGTAAGTATTACAATCAAATAGATTATTCTCAAATTTATTTTGTAGGAGATCCTAATAATTATAGCACTAAAATAACAATAGATTTAGATAGTAATGAATATAATATGTTAACTCAAGAAACGCTATTAAATCTTTCTCACTTAATTGAGCAAACAGAACCAGGAGATTACGAATCTGGAAATTGCATTATATCTATAAAACAAGCAAAAGATATAACTCCTCCATTCAAAGTAGAAAATCCACCGTTCGATATGAATTTATTAACTATAGAATAATATTTATATAAAATAGAATAAATGAAAGCCGTAAACCCGACCGCTGTAATAAGTTTAGACAATGTAAAATACCCAGTTGTATTTGATGTAAATTCAAATGAAACAAAGAAAGGAGTTAAAATGCACTTTATTGTTGACGATTATAAAGATATAAAAAAGAAACAAGAGCTGGCTAATAGTTTATCTACTGCGTTGCAGAAAGCATTTGGAAATGCGGGTATAGCAGTTGATTATGATGAAAGATCACCGTATGAAAACGCAATATCTTATTTGATTCCTTTACAATCAATATCAACTATTCTAATCAAAGCACTAAAAGGGGAATAGATAATTTAAAAAATCGGTTATGGCAAAAAGAAAAACAGTTAGAGCGCTATTCGATAATGTTCACGAACTCACTCATGAAGACATAGCGAAATCTCAGCAACTCAAAGATCTTTTAAAAATGCAAGTGCCAGTTTCTGTATATGAGGCGCATACCGCAAACAAACAATACGCTACTGTTTTCGAAATAAATGCTACAGATAATTACATAGAAATTCCTAAAAAAGATTGGATACCTGCTTTAGAAACATGCATAATGTGGCATTTAGAATCTGAAGACTATGAAAAGTGCAGCAAGATAAAAGAGATAATAGCTGAGATACAAAAGAAACCAGCAAAAAAAATAACCGTTAAAACAGAAAGCGATGAGTAACGATTTTAAAAATGTACAAACAGCAATAGATGGTTTACTCAACGTCAAATGCGTGGTGAGAAGGCGAAAGAAGACCGAGCAGAATAAAAAGAAAGAGATGTTCGTTCAGATCATAAACGGATTAGAGGAGACAATAATAAGAACTAACATTGCGATGATAGATTTTGGTCTAGATTATTCAAAGTACGACGAAACATTCTTGATGGTTATAGACGCTTTGATCTACATGAACTTCGGTAAAGAAGCTGCAGAACTAATATCCTATTATCTTTGGGATCGAGTGAATCCCGATGGCACAATCAATCCAGTGCTAGATGAAGACAACAATGAAATAATAATGAATGATCCACACGAGTTGTGGGAACTTCTTTGCAAATTGAATCCAAAATTATAGTTATGGCAAAACCCTTCGTACACCAAGGTTTCGCGTTCACAGAAGAAGACATTCGCCAAGCGATGTCGAAGACTCGCAGCAACGCAGAAGCCGCAAGGCATTTACAAGTCCACATAACAACGTATCAGAAATATGCTAAGAAATACACAGACGTGCTCACAGGCAAGACTTTGTGGGATCTGCATATGAATATATCGTCTAAAGGAATCCCTAAGAAGTGGCAGACGGGTGAGCTCAAGGGAGATCTTGACAAGATGTTGACAGAAAAACAATTGAACAATCCAAAACGACTTGGAATGTTGAAGTCGCTTCTAATGAAAGATGGTAGACTCGGATACTGTTGCTCAGCGTGCGGACACTCTGAACGCAGACTCACAGATATGAAGCAACCTCTCATGTTGGCTTTCAAAAACGCAGTAAGAACAGATTGGAGAGTAGAGAACTTGAAGTGGCTTTGCTATAACTGCTCATTCATATTGGGTCTCGACTACTTCTCAAACAGAATGATTCGCGACATAGAATCCTTCACATCTCATACGGATGAAGCCCAGAAAGAAGTACAGAACTTCTACGCTCTCGATGAATTTTATATGCAACACTTATCAAAGCTAGGACTGGACGGAGTTGGAGACGTTTTAGATAAGCCTCAAACTCCCGAACCTCTCGAAGACGGTGATGAGTTTATAGATCGAGTGTAATTTCCAACGAGTTACATATATTTTAATTTTTGATATGTAAGTGATTGATCCTCAATTGCGTGCAACTCATTCATTTCCAAACAACTACATATTAAGTTCAAAAATATATGTAAGTGATTGGTTCTCCCTGATATTTTTTTAAAAATAGTTGCTAAATAATTTTTTTGATAAACTAGAATGGGGTACTTTTACATAAATGCCAAACGAGATTAGTCACTTTAAAAAAATATATAATATGAGTAAAAAAACTGTAAAAGAATTGAAAACTTTAGTAGAATTACCTAAAGACGAGTACATCGCAATGATGAAAGAATTGAATCCTGATCTGACAGATGCAGATCTAGCTGATATGTTCCCTGACGGGTGGCAGGCCAAGCATATAGATATAAGCGGAAATAATTACGATAGCTTTAGAAAAACGCAGATCATGATTGACTCTCAATTAGAAGAGCAATTCTGTGGCGGTTACGAATCAGACGAAGATTTCGATTATTAATTAAATTATAAACCAATAAAACAAAATACTATGTTAGCAATTGAAGACTTGTTAGGAAAAACTGAAGCTGAAGTAAAACAGCATATCGCAGACAATTATGCAGAAGAGCCTTATAATAAGGAATCAGCAAAAGTCGTATACAATCAACTTGATAAGTTAGACGTGCTTGTCGCGTACGAATCAGTTGGAAGTTGGGGTTGCGACTCTACTTCTTTCTTTGTATTCAAAGACAAAGAGACTGGTGAGTTATACGAAATGCATGGATCACACTGTTCGTGTTATGGCTTCGAAGGCCAATTCAAATTAGAAGAGACTGCAATCGAAGCACTTAAGTCTCGAGTAGAACACGCAAGAAGTTACAATCAAGAAGACGAAGACGAGCACGCCATATTCTCTATGGGTGGATACGATGGAGATTCTACAAACAATGCGAAAGCAGTTAACGAATATATTATTAATCTATAATCAAAAAATAAAAGTTATGAAAGCAACATTCAAATCAACAGGAGGAACGTCGTTCCATGATTCAGTAGTTAGTGAAACTTTAGCAAATTTAATATCTGTATTAGGCGAACCAAATTACTCAGGTAATGATGGCGAAGACAAAGTCAATTTTGAGTGGGAAATGGAAACCGAAGATGGAACAGTATTTACAGTGTATGACTGGAAAGAATATAGATCAATATCAGATCACGAAGTAATAGAGTGGCACATTGGCGGAAAAAGTAGATCTGACACTGAAAAAGCTAGACAAGAAATATTCAACGCATTATTCAATAAAAAATAAAAGTTTTGAACCACTATCAAATAACAGCATTCACAAATAAATTAAAAAAAGATAAAGATATGCTACACAAAACAAATCGTCAGATTCTGACAAAAGCAATCAAAGAATTGAGTGATATCGACTTGGTATTTTTTAGAGAGCGCATGCTCAGATCATGCGACGAAATTCTAAGTAATAGAGAGGAAATAATTAAAGACATGGATGGAGGTTTCATATCTCCACATTTATTAATCGAGTGTATGGAGAACATAAAAGAAAAATTAGATTTCTAACACTTACACTTAAAACTTAATATTGTCAAAATAATCAATTATATTTATAAAACAAAGGTTATGAACAAAGAAAAAATACGTAGCACAGTTTATCCGAAAAAACAAATGTCGTATACGACGTGGTGCAAGAAATACAAAGTCGGTTCAAGAGTGCAAAAATATAGCAATAAGAACTTCTATAAAGAAGGAGAATACGATCACGATAAATTGATAAAAATAATAAAAAGTTATGGAAACGAAAAACAATCCCCTATTTGGAGACAAGTCTGCGAGGCACTTCTTGCATTATGTAAAGGGAAAATGCAGAAAGCATGGAATAAAATTAGTATTGCGTGACACAACATATTTAAGACTTGATGGAAATATCAAGTGTTCTGGTTATTTTGACGATGAAGGCGGAAAGCTAGTAGTTGCAATGAAGTCTTCTCTCGCTTTAGAGATATTAGTACACGAATTTGGGCACTTAACTCAATACGTAGATAATTGCAAACCGTGGAGAAATTTAGGTAATAGTCTCGATAAGATGACGGATTGGTTACAGGGCAGAGACATTAGAAATAGTGACAAGTATATAAACGCAGCAAGAGATATGGAGCTTGACAACGAAAAAAGATCTGTACAGATAATAAAAGATTTTGGTTTGAATATAGATATAGAATCTTACATACAGAGAGCAAACAGCTATGTATACTTTTACAACTGGATGAAGACCACAAGACGCTGGTCATCAGCAAAAAATTCTCCTTATAAGAATCAAAGGCTATTAGAAGTTATGCCTAAAACATTCCAGAAGAGCTACAGAACAATACCTAAACGCATAGCCAAAGTATTTAAAGAACAAAATATTTAACATGACAAAGTTAACAAGGTTTCATGCATTAAAAATATTAGATTGGTGTATGAAGAAATATGGTAGAGGTATTAAGCCTTATCCGACCCTTCAATTCAGAAAGCCTGATTATATGAACGGAGAGCATGCTTACGGAGAGTACGATTACGAAGACGACTTCATATATGTAAATAGTCAACTTCATAAAAATTTAGATGAACTTGCAGACACGATAATACACGAATACGTTCACTATAGGTATCATGCTAAGTCTACTTATTATCAATTGGACAGAGACTACGATCATGACGATCATCCGATGGAGAAGCAAGCAGACGCAATAGCAAGAAGAGATCAAAAAAAATGTGTGCAAGAACTAAAAAAATATTACAGACAATTCAATCATTAATTTATAAACATATTTATTGACAGGTATGATAACTATTACAGCATTAGAAGCCATAGCAATCAAATCCATACCGGAAGGTAATCACTCATTATTGGGCGTGAATAGCAGAAAAGCTTGGGTGAAAATAGTTAAAGAGTACGTAACTACTCACAAACTAGAAATAACAACAAAGAACTTAAAAACTCTCGCAAATAATTGGGAGACCCTATTGATAACACACTATAGCGCATTGAACTAACATGACACTATTACAAATCTCAGGAATTAATCTATCATCCGTAGCAACGCAGTACGGAATTTTAGGAATCTTAGCAGTACTGTTAGGTTACTTCGCATGGAGTACATATAACAAGATTTCTAAAAAGAACGACGAAGATTATCAGAGACTAATAAAGAAAAACGAAGAGTTGGAAGAGGAAGTTGCAAATCTCAGAGAAGAGATGATGGCACTTATAGTAGAAGAGAGAAACAGAATGGCAGAATTAGTAAGAGCAAATACAGAAGCGCTAACAGATTTACGTAGAACAATAACAGATTACATGTTAAGAACATAGCTATGAATAAAACAGCATCAATGCTATCTAAGATGGCTGACAAATTACTAAAGTCAGCAGATAAAGCAGATGCTTACGCTCAGTCTCAAGCTAAATACAAAAAGATAAAGCTTCTACACGAAGCGATGACTGAAAGATATAAATTCTACATATCCAGTAAAGACAAATGTTCTTACGCAGATCAAATCAAGAGCGAGATCGAACAAGTCAAAAGACTAGAAAAGAGATTGACTCTAACTGATCAAGACGATTCAATCCTTGAAAGGCTGTTTAACAAATACAAAATTTAGATTAAATAACCCTCAAACCCCCCTTAGTTTATGAAACAATTAATGTTGTGTCTTTTGGTGCTATTAGCATCATGCGCAAAACCGCTTATCGAAACTGAAATTAAAAAGGAAACTCTCTACTACCGAATCGAAGAACTAGACGAAGATGGAACAAAAACATACAGTCAAGTAGAAACAATCAAAATCAAAGTTGAATCGTGCGATGGAGAAGGCGATGATGACGATGACGATGACGATCACACACTCGCTGTAACGTTTGTATCTTTTTCAGTTGTACTTGATAAAAGCAATCGACCACTTCTCAAGTGGCAAGTAGAAAACGAAATGCCAACTAACATATATAATATACAAAGATCGATCGATGCCAAATCGTGGCAGAATATAACTATCGTGCATGCCTCAGGCGCCCCTATATATTCGTACATTGATAATCAATAAGTTGTGATATTAAGAAAAAAAATATATGTAACTCGTTGGTTCTCCCTGAAGTATTTTTGAAAATAGTCGCTAAATTATTTTTTTATGTCGGTGGAACGCGGTACTTTTACCCTGTTATCGCCAATCAGGCATCAAATTATAAAAAAAAATAATAAGTTATGACGAAATTAAATTACAAAAATGCTGCTCAAGCTAAACGTGAAACTGGACTTTCTTACATCGGCGCTGTTAACTCAAGCGCTAAGATCTTAAAAAACGAAAAGTACAACGAACTTACTTACATTATCTATCTGGCACCCGCCAACCTGAGCGGATACGAAGTGTGTCCGATGCGTACAGACGAATGTACGAATGCGTGTTTATTTGGTAGCGGACAAGTTATTATGGATAAAACGAATCGTATCGTTGAATCTCGTATCAAGAAGACGCAAATGTTTTTCACTGATCGCGAATACTTTATGTCGTGGGTAGTAAAAGAGATAGAGCAAGCAAAAGCAAAAGCTGCGAAGAAGGATATGAAATTCTCTGTACGTTTGAATGGCACCTCTGATCTCGAACCAACTCTGTTCAAATTAAATGGCAAAACGTTATTCGAAATATTTCCAGACGTACAGTTCTACGACTACACTAAAGTGCCTAAACGCTTTAGATTGTTGCAAACGTATAGTAACTACGATCTAACGTTCAGTTATTCTGGACATAATTGGTCTGCGTGCGAAGAGATATTAGATAACAAATCTGGTCGTGTGGCTGTTGTATTCGAAAAGAATTTACCTGAAACTTACAAAGGATATAAAGTATTTGACGGCGATGCATACGATATGAGATACGTAGACGAACAAGGCGTGATAGTTGGTTTAAAGTTCAAACGCGTTAAGAATAAGGTAGAAAAGACTAACAATGCCTTCATCGTTGCGATAGACGATATCAACAGAAATAAATAAGCACTTATTGGTTCTTAAAAATGTAAAATTAAAACACTATTAGTAACTTAAAAAATTATAGATATGACTCCAAGACAGTTCAACGAATTACAAAGACAAGCAGACGTAATCGAAACGCACACAAAAAACATGGAAGTGAACAAAGCTGTAGAGCTGTTCGTAGAAACACTAGCACTGAAGTACACGGATATAGACGAACAGTCTGACAAGTGGCACGATCTTTATTCCAAAGAATGCCAGCTGTTTGGAATTATGAGTAAGTTTGACAAATCTCAATCAGTTGAATACAAAAAGCGCATCGCTAAAGAATCATTCAAATGGAAGATAAAACAAGTGACTGGCTTTTTCATGTTGGGAGATAATCACAATTTCAACGACGAAGGACATGGATACTTAGATACTCACGTCGAGTGGGGTGGAATGCAAGTTGAAGTTATAATATATAGAAAAGCAGAAAGAGAAACGGAATTTTTTGTAGACATGTATGGTCACAACAATACAAGTAGAGAAGCTAGATTACAAAAAGAGAGAGACTTAGAAAAACAATTTTATAATTACATTTCAAATCAGTAAATTTAAAAAATAAAAGTTATGACATTCAAATTTTTCGTACAAACAAAAAGAGTTGATTCCATATTTGTGGAATTACCAGGAAAATCTCGAATCATAGAACAAGATGACGAGTGGACTACAGTAGAAATAACAATCAATAACGATATAGATGCGTTAAGTTTATTCCACGCAGGTTGCAGAGCTGGAATGAACGAAGTACTTAATCAAATAAAACTATAAAAAAATAAAAGTTATGAAATTTCAAGAAAAAGGCAGCACAGCCAAAAAACACTTTCAAATCAGTTTAACAAAATCGTTCATTAGACTTATTGCATGTTTGTGCTTAGGATATAAAGACTTCGTTGGATCTGCTGTACTATTAGCCTTCGCTGAGGTATTGGGAATCTACGAAGAGATCGCTTAACAAAACAAAAAACCAAAAATAAAGTTATGAATCAAGAAAAAATTGACACACCAACACTTATCGTTATCATGTTTCTTATGATGGCACTTATTAACGGATTGATGGGATGCAGAGGTACAAAGATAGCCAGTACTCCTACTAAAAGACAGATTAAAAAATCCATGAGACACTCTACGTGGGAATATGAAATGCCTAAAACATCAATTATGTATGATAGTTATAGAGTAGCTAATTACTAAAAAGAAAAAACTTTTCGCACTGAAAAATTATACTTTCGTCAGTCAAAAGAGTTTCATATATTTACTATATAACAATAAAACAAAACAAAAAACACGTTATGAGCAAAAACAAAACGCAAAGCACATCTTCAAAGAGTGCACCAGTTGCAAAGAGCAACCGTCCATCAACTTACACTAAGTTGACTTACATTCAGAAAGTAAGCCGTATCAATCGCAAATTGCGCACAGGCGACATTAGCAAAGTTGCTAGCGAAATGGGCTACTCAAACACCCACGTTTCTGATGTAGTTAGTGGAAAGTACTTCAACGACACTATCGTTAATCGTATCTACGATCTAACACGTAATCGTGTATCTAACGCGGTTAAGTTGTCTAAGATGAGCAGCAACGCCTAATTAACTTCTCTGTATCATGAGGCATTCTTAAGCCTCACAGATTGTTACCCTCAAGATCAATTATCTATTTACTTGTCTAAGTTGAATATTTAATTGATCTTTTTTTTATATATGATATTTCACTTGATAATTAATTCTAATATGAGCAATATATACGTATACGTGTGGCAATACAAAGCAAACTCTGAGCTCACCCCGTGCTCACCATTTAGCCAAAAGGGGGCCTACCAATAGGCTAACATAGGGCCCCACCCCAATACCTGCCCCAAGGGGCCTATCACAACAAATTGGTTACCAAAAAGATAAGCATTCACTGGAAATATATGTGTAAAGCGTTGGTTCTCCCTGAAGTATTTTTGAAAATAGTTGCTAAATTATTTTTTAGTGTCAAAAAGTCGTCGTACATTTACTCTATTAACGGCAACAGACAGCCTAATCATTAAAAAAATATATAATATGAACAAGACAATCACTTACAACGACGCAATCTGGAACACTTCATCTCAAGAGCAAACAGTTTATTTGCCTAAATCGGCTACAAAGCTTACTGAAAAAGCTTCTAGCGGTACACGTGTAGAATACGTTGACTTCTTCGGTAAGAAGCAAATTATTCCATGTAAGACTAATAAAGCTTTGAAAGAAGCTATGCAATTCTTATCAATGCTGAAACGTGAGTCGGCTACTATCAATCAGATCTGCGCTCAGTACAACGTTAAGATGGGTAAATTCCAAAACGTTAACAAACTTAAGCAAGAGCTTAGAGCGTTAGGACTTACTGCAGGTGCAGTTAATCGTTTAGCTGTTATCAAGTAATATCAGCATCCACTTCAATTCTAATCAAATCATTATAAAAATATAAAACAATTAAAGTTATGAAAAAAGTATCAATTATCAATTCAGAAAGAATCAGTCAAGTAGAATTTATCAACGATCGTAAAGGCGAATACAGAGCAATCGTAAAAGTGCAAGCGGGCTTTATGACGGTTGTAGACGATATAGGTATTCAAAACAAATGGGGTAGACAACAGTGGAATTCAGCTATCGACGTATTTCGTGGCTTTAAGAAAGGCGCTTTACAAACTATAGAATTCAAAGCAGAAGGATCAGATACGTGGTTGACTGTATTCGCTAAAGCAGGTAACAAAGTTAAATTGATGGACTATCAGTTGTTTAAAGATATGGAAGTTGGTGACATCAATCAGAATTGGTCGAGCACTAATTTGTATAGCCAAAATAATTACGCATTGTGTAACGCAAAAACATGGGCTGATAAGGCATTCGTTGCAAACAAATCTAAATAATCATTCACAAAACTTATTATATAAAAAACAAAATTAAAATTATGAATACAATCAATCCTTACATCGACATCATCAACATTGACAGATCACAAGAGATCGAAGACATGTTTGCACCTACGTTAGAAGATATTAAAAACGATCCAGAATTTTACGCTGAATTAGTTAACGATCTTATGCATCATTGGATGCACGGTACACGCGAGACTGAGCTTATGATAATGGCTAAAAAAAATCAAATAAATAAATTTAACTAAAATAATTAATCAAATAAAAAAATATAATATGACATATAATATGACATCTTACGAAATTTCACAAAGAGTAAAATACATGCAAGAACGTGGTTATCCAAACGAAGCTATAGAGTCTTGGATCCAAGCAAACGATAAAGGCGGATACTATCGCTACCCCATCAGCTCCGATCACAATAACGACAGCTACGATCACGATAACGGATACACTCACTCGCAACAATCTTACGCAGACAGATCAGACTACGCAAGAGAATTATACGAAAGAGGTAGAATAGATCGTACGCAGATGGCTGAAATGAGAATGGGAGCTTAATTAAATTAATCAAATCAAAAATAAAAGTTATGACGCAAAAAGAAATTAAAGCAATGGCAAAAGAAATTGTAGGCGATGGACAAACACCAAATTTATGGTTCGTTACTTACGGTCCATACATCGCAGTACATGATGGAGATATGTCGTACGACTTCGAATTGATCGAAGGCAGAGACGGAAACACAGACACATTCACTCAAGGTCCTTTCACAAGTTATGAAGAAGCTTTAGAAGCTTACGATGAAATAGAACTCAGCTTCGATTACGGAATTGGACAAGCATTCATTGAAGATAGAGAATGCGGTACTGTTACAGAAAAGTGGTTGCACAAAAAAGTAAGAACAGAATACATACAAGACGAATACGATAATTCAAAAAGATTCTATAAAAATAATTAATCACATTAAAAATAAAAGTTATGAAACAAAAAAAATTAACATTCCAACAAGTAGTAACTCGCTTAGAAAAAGCTAAGATCCCGTGCGCAGTTAAACGTTTCGGATACGACGACGAAATAACTTACTCGATAGAATTTGGCTTTAATTGGCCAGAAGAGTTGGTCGAACAAGTCGATAAAGCATTTGAATGGTATGGAGAAAAAGTCCCAGATTACGTAGGACTGTGTGGCAGTTCAATCAGCGATAATATGACAGCAAATAAGACAATAGCTGGTGGTCCTAAAGACTATATCGGCTACAACAAATGGTAAACAAAAAATAAATTAAATAAATTAAAAACAAAAATTATGCAACTAAATGCAAGATTAGAAGATTTCAAAGGAAATGGTACACAAATATATTCAGTAATTTTCACGAATCCATACGAAGACACTCCTCCAGACGAGATAGGAGTAGAAACATGGCTCGCAAATAGTGAAGAGCATCTAAAAGAAGAGTTGTTTGAAGAGTTCGTCATCGAAGGTACATACGAAGAGGAAACTTTCTTCGAAGTTATTTTGGAAAGTATAGCAATCAAACAAATAGGAACAGTAATTAATATCACTAACGACTAAAAACAAAAATTATGAAAGCATTATTGATCGATTCAAAAAACAGATTAGTAAAACAAATCGAAATCGGTGAACACTTCACTGAAATTTCAAAAGCAATAGACTGCGAAGTATTCGCCGCTCCTCACATCATGCACAACAACGACACTTTGTACTGCGACGACGAAGGTCTACTCAAGAATCCAGAATATTTCTTCCTACTCGATAGTTATCCGCAACCAATTGCAGGAAATGGTTTAATTTTGGGATGCGATGATGAAGGAGACAGCACAGACGTTAGCATGAGTCTTATCGAATTATCGAATAGAATAACATTCATGGACGTGCATGATGCCTACAATTGGTCGCTGAAACAATCTTATCAATTTAATTAATACAAAAGTTATGAACACAGAAAAAATTACAAAAGAGGAATTAGAGTTTTGCTACTACAAAAGAGGCAACGCAGGAGGATTCAAAACAAAGCTGATAGAAGCCATCTTCGCAGCTGACGATAACAACAGAAGCAAGTTAGCTCAAGGTTTTCCTGAATTAGTTGAAGTAGTCAACAGATACTGTAATGAGACAGGATATTGGTACGATCTACAAGATAGGTTCGCAAATTATTAAACAAATCATTCAAAAATTGTAAACCAAAAAATTAAAGTTATGGCTAAATGTAAAGTATGTCAAGAAGAAATACACCCGCTTCGAGTAAAAATGGGATATAAGACAACATGTGTTAAGCACTCAACCTCTGAGAGATACACAGGTATCGTAGTAGCAGATCACAAAACTGCAGACTCAATACAAATCATCAAAGATCCAGAAATTGGTCGTCAATTGGTGGAATTAAGTAATGTTTATGGTCACTAATTGATATTTATTGTATATGGCATTAGAACTAAAAACTTACGGAGATTTAAAGAAGTTGATCAAAGCCATTTCGTTAAAACAGAAAGGCGAAAAGATTGTTTCTCAAGGAAAAGAGTTTGCTTTAGATCAGATTTTGGGTTTGATACCTGGAGCATCTAACGCAAAAACAGCTTTCGCTTTCTTTACTGCTGCATTCAAAAAGCCTGATACTAAAAAGACAGGAACTTGGTTAGATAGATTAGACATAGATGATGACATGTCGGCAATAGTAGATGATACTGTAGAAAATGGATTTATGAAAACGCTATCAGACACTCTTGAAAAAGAACCAGACAACAAACCATTAGAAGCAGATTTTAATATGAATGCAAGAATGGTTGACTATCTTAGAGACAAACACAACGGAAGATTTGTATCAGGAATTAAAGAAAATAAAAACAATAAAATGGCAAAATACAATTTAGAGAGTCTGAGTCCAGACGAACAAACCAAACTTAAAGAATATATCTCAAGTGTAAAAGAAATCAAGAAGGAAATTAAAAAGCTAGTAGAAAAAGCTGGCACCAAAGATATGGAAAACGAAGGAGGAAACATGTCGACAGGGTTAAAGTTGTCACTGAAATAAAAAATAAGCATACACTAATAATATAAAGCCCTCTTTTTGAGGGTTTTTTATTAAATTTACTATATCATGAATCTAATATACGGACTTTTATGGGGATTGTTTGCGCAAGTAATAACATTCTTACAGCTGCAAGGACAGATGAAATATGATGTACTTAAAAACAATACTTGGTTTCTACTACTTATGGGATTGCCTATATCTTACATGTTCATGCAGTCAGTAAAGAACTTCGTACTAGCATTCGACGGTCAGATTTGGCCAAGTAGATTGTTAGGATTCGGATTAGGAGTTATAGTGTTCTCTATAATGTCTTCTTTGCTATTCAAAGAGCCATTTACTATGAAGACTATATCTTGCTTATTCTTAGCATTGTGCATAATATTGATACAATTATTTTGGAAAAATTAAAATACGAATTATGAAAGTTAACAGAAAAGAATTAAAATGGTTTCTAGATAATATTAGACGCAAAGCAGAAAGAGACAAAGAAGAAGTAACTGACGAAATGCTTGCAGATAAATTAGCGCATTACATGGAAGTGAATCCAGGTTGTATTGATATGAATGAGAGCAATCGTTCAGGCCGATATTATTATTCAACCGTTGGTTACGGAGTATTCAGTTTATTGGGAGAAAGATACAGAATGGGTAGAGTCGAGATATTCGATAAACAAAACGATAGCGGTTATCAAATAGACGAAGGCGTTTATTGTATGCCATTTGAAGCAGCGAATCAATTCGAACAATTCATAGAGAACATAGAAACAGATTTGCCAATTAATATAGAGATGGGAACCATGGATCAGTGTCGTGCTGCGGTCGCAGAAGATCTTGGAATACCCGAAGATAAGTTAAATGATTCTGAAACTCAAAAGGCATATTATAGAAAGAAGAATGATGAATGGGCGCAAGAAAAAGGATATAAAGACTTTGATGATATGTTAGCTAACAGCAGTTTAGGCGATTTAAGAATAACTAAAAATGAAAATAATGAAACACAAAATTAGAAGCATCGTTGATGGCATAAAGAACTTATGGAAGTGGCGTAAAATAATATACAAAGATAGGGATTGGGATCATTACTATATATATGAGATATTAAAAACCAAGTTGCAGTTTCAAGCAGACTACATGCAAAAACACGGAATGACTGAGAGCGCAACAGATATCGCAAAAGAAATGCTAGAGTGTATAGACCTTATAGATAAAGTTCAAAATGAATACTATTTGGATTTGGCGCTTAATGGACTTTATAATGACAATTGGAATGATGCTAAATTCAGTGAGATGCTTAAGAAGCACGATGAAGCACAAATAGAATTGTTCAATAAAATAAGAGACAATATTAGTAAATGGTGGGATTAAAATTAAGTATATGAAAACAGTTGTAATAGGCGACATACACGGCAGATCAGTATGGAAACTGATATACGAATTAGAGAAGCCTAATAAAATCATATTCATTGGTGATTACTTCGATTCGTTCGATATCAAAGGGGTAGATCAGCTGAGTAATTTCCAAGACATAATCAAATTCAAAGAGAGCGGAGTGTGTGAAGTAATTCTACTCATAGGCAATCACGACTACCACTATTTCCCAGAAATCGGAGATACTGGTACGAGTGGATACCAACACTTGTTTGCTCCATCAATACAATACGTTGTAGATCAAAATAGAAAGCATTTACAGATGGCGTATCAAATAGATGATATGTTATTCACTCATGCTGGAGTAAGTAGTAAATTTATGGACAATGTATTTAGCGATGAGTTTGGTTGGAAGGTAGAGAACATAGCGATCGATCTAAACGAAATGTTTAAATACAAACCAAAAGAATTTGAATTTGGTATGAATACTAGAGTTGGTTATATAGATCCTTACGGAGACAACGAAGATCAATCACCTATATGGATCAGACCTAAATCTCTAATGAGATCCAACAAAGACACACTACGTAAGAAAGTTATTCAAATAGTAGGTCACACAGAACAGACTCAGATAGATAAAAAAGGCGGAGCCACAGGAGGCAGATACTATTTCATAGATACGCTTGGAACCAGTGGAGAGTACATGATTATAGAAAATAATGAAATAAAATTCTCAACAATAAAATAAGCAAGTTATGTTAAAAGGACACTTACATCAATTGCCGAAAAGTAAAAAATGGGTTGTGAGGTACGACAGAACTCCTCAAATTATAACCGAATTACCAGTGCATCCAAAAGATGCCGAGCTTTTAATCAAAGCAGATCACTTAACGCAAGTATACTTTCAAGTAGAAACTATTGCGATAGGTGAATCAGAATTCGATGTTAGAGATTGTGATGTCGCAGTAATCAATTACAAATCAGATCTCTATTCTTTAATAGAAGCTGCAGTAATAAACTACACTATAGGCGAACAGCAAACAGCTGGCGAATTAACAAGAGAAATAATGGAATTGATAGAACAATATAAAAAATAAAACTATGTGGAAAATATATCTATTGGAATTTGTAATAACACTATTAATATCTATTGCTTGGGTAATGGGTATAGATAAGATGACGAGCGAGCATCCTAAATACAAAGGCGAAGACTTTCTAAACGAAGATCAAAATGAAACAAGGTAAAAAGAAACAAGACAAACAGGTTATTCACGTGGTGAAGAGAGAACCAGGAAAACCTCACAAATATCACAGATCAAGACTCAAACTAAATAAAGACGGTTCTATAACTATTTACGAATAGTTCAAATATTTATTTATATCATGATAAAATTAACAGACTTAGTAAAAGAAATATCTTTCGGACACGGACACGCATCTTCAAACAATGCTGAAGACATATCTTCTGATGCTATGTATATGAATCAAATCGATTCTGCAATTTCAAGGGGCGGAGACTATGATGAGTTACAAATTCCTGTGACAGATAAGAAATTCCAAAAAGCCATAGCTAAAAAGTTTAAAGTAATAGGAGAATCTAACGGATATAGATTGATGACAACTAAAAAAGATGCATACGGAGATATTAAATATTACTTAATTAATCCTAATGCTAAAGTAACTGGTGAATATTTTGTTGGTATAATAAAAACGGAATTAAATGAAGGAGAATTCTATAATTTAAAAAAAGGATTCGGAGTACAAGTAGAAGCAGTACATTGGTCTAATATAGCTTTAGAATTAAGAGGAACGGGCATGGGAAAAATGATGTATACTATGGTTTATAATTATGTCAAAAGTCAAGGAAGAGCATTAGGAAGCGATAGTATGTTATTCGAAGGATCTGCTGGAATGTGGATGACATACATGCCATCGATTGCTAAATATTTCGGTATCATAGTTAATGATCTAATGTTGCCTATAACACCAGAAGAATTAAACAAAAAGAATAAACCAGCTTTCGAATTATACGGAGTGGATGGATTCGTTGCAATGGAAACTCCTCCTCCTATGGTAAGAAAGATTGCATATAACGTTAAAGGTCTGTCTTTTATAAAAGGCGAATATGGAGTTGTTAAAATGGAAGGCAAAGTAAACGATAGATTAGACGTAACTAAATTCTCTAAGGATATGTTTGGATCTAGAACGAGAGTTCCCAAATCAGAATTTGCAAGATTTGTGGATTATGTAAATAACTTTAGTACAATAAAAGCTTTATTAAACTCTCCAATAGATTATAGTATAAGAGATACTATCGGTACTAAAAAAACCAAGTATAAAACTATACTATTTGCATTCGAAGACGCAGTACTCGTAGTGAAGCAATTGCCTAACGGACTATCAGTAACTCCTCTCTAACCAATAAGTTAATCTTTATACTGTTAACAATAATTAATAGATTTATAGAATAAAATAATACAGTTATGATAGATCAAAAGAAGTATATTATCAAGAGGCCCAAATCAGATCCTCGCCATGACAAGACTATCCATCAGAGCGAAATAGAAAAAGCTTTGTGGACACTAGGAGTTAATTACTACAGACTCACTAAAGAGGAAGAAGAAATCATTTTAAAACTAGCAAAAAAATATTAAACCATGCACAAAGTAATGTACTTTTCCACGCCTACGTGTGCTCCTTGCAGAACTCTAAAGCCAATAGTACAAGATGTGGCCAGAGAGGTCGGAGCTGAAATAGAATACGTTGACGCACAGCAATCTCCACTAACTGAATCATTCAGAGTGACTGCAGTGCCAACGCTTATAGTATTTAAGAACGGTCTACCAGCTAAGAGACACACAGGAATGGCAACCAAACAAGAAATCAAATCACTATTCATTTAAATAAAACCAAAGTTATGAAGTGCATACAAGCAATAAGAGAAAGCAAATACGCAAAGATCGGAGACATCAAAAGAGTTTCTGATACGGAAGCAAACGAGAAAGTAGACACCAAATATTGGAAGTTCATTTCCAAGTCTGAATGGAAATCGTCTACAAAACAATCAACAGCAGAAACCAAGTAATCATGTCAGTAACAGATTTAGTCGAAAGAATAGAGAAGGCTTTCGAAGACAGGCCGAAGGGCCAAAAGAGAAAAGAACTCGCTGAATGGAAGTTATCTGTAAATCTTCTCATAGAAGAAGTAAACAAGTTATCGAAAATTAAAATGTACAAACCGCAATGACATATTCAAATTACATGGAATATTTCTTAGATTTAAAGAATACGTTCCAGTCAGATTATCGAGGTCCTGAACAAATGAAAGAAATGGATAAAGACTTCGAAAAAGTTTTCTTATCTAACTTGCTCGATAAAGTAAAACAAGCATGGGAAGATAATGAATCTATGAAAAGAGACACCCATCTTTTACTAGAAAGCGAATTAGAGATAGTTTGGAAAGCGAGCCAAAAAGAAATAGTAGACAATACACTAAATAAATTATCAGATTTAGGATATATTAATACAGGAGTTAGCGAGAACGGAGATATAGTTTATTCTATCTCTGAAGACGGTATGCAATATTTAGATCACCTGAAGGAATTATAATATAAACATATTTATAATAAAATTTACATGCCACAAGATTTTCTAATAGGTAAACAGAGTTTGTTAAAAGTAGAGAGCAACAGAAGCTATGTTAAAGAAAATAAAACTCAGTTGTCTGTAGATGTTGATATTCTTAAAAATAAAAATTACAATAGATTCGACGTTTCTAAAGATCCTTTATCGGTATTTTTAAATAACCCTCCGAATATGAATTTTGATTATTCGTATCCGTTCGATCCCCAATATCCTATAGTTACAGAGGGATTGAGTTTATATTTAGACGCATCATATCCATCATCTTACGCAGGCAGCGGAGCAAATTGGTACGATATAAGTGGTAACGGAAACAATTTTACGCTATATAACTCTCCTACGTATCAAACAACTAAATTAACGTTTAATATAAACGGAGCAAATCAATACGCGCAGTGCAACAATACTAGTTCTGGCAATTACGGATCGAGCAGTTTCACAATGGAGTATTTTTTTAATTTAGCTACAGCTCCAAATACAAACAATTCGGTTAGTACGCTTTTCATCAAAAGAGATCAATCAATAGGCATAGCATCAGCAGGACATCCAGGTTGGACTTTCAATCCTGGAGGAAATGGATATAGCGGATTTGTTTCTTGGATGGATTCTAACGGCGTTCCTAATACTACGACATACAGAATAGATTATAATACTACACTAATACCAGAAAACTCCAATCTACACATAGTACATACTGTGCAAAGAAACGGATTACAAGTTACAGGTAGCTGGTATAAAAACTCTACGATTCAAAGTACAATAAAATACAATTTGACCGGAGACGGTATGCTCAATAGTTCTACCGCAGCTCAGATAATGAGATCTCCGTATTTAGAGCATTATAGAAGCGGTAGTGTTTATTTAGTTCGTTCATATAATAGATCTTTGTCTCAATCAGAAATAACTCAAAACTATAATGCTACTATAGGAAGGTTAGGATTGTAAATAATAATAATATGCCCTACGATTTTTTAATAGGAAACAAAAGCAATTACTCGGAAGATCCATCAAAAAGGAAACAAACTTATCGAGAAAGTCTAAGGACTAAATTGACAATGGATCCCAAAGCCATGTTTTTAAATCAACCAGCAGTATCAACAGGAGACATTCCCGTTTATGATCATCCAACACCTATAATAAGTTTAGACGCGAATGTTAATTATAGAGTTACTGATTTACCAATCTCTATACAGAGACATGATAGTGTTGCAAACCTAGTCACTACAGACGGATGGAGAAATAAAGTAGATATCCAAAACCCAAATTTATATGATAATGGAAACGGAGCTTTTATAGATATTGGGTCATATACTCTAAGTTCAGATGGTGGAGGAAGTGTATATTTAGATGCTAGCACGGGACAAGATATTTATTTTGGAGATAGCGTCGATGAAGGGTTTTTAGATTTCTCAGAAGATCTTTCTCTACTTATGTGGATAAAACCAAGTTCAATTTCTTCTCCTTTAGGTTTATTCACAAATAATTCATCTCCAGGTGCATTAAGCCCAGGAATAAGACTTTTTATAAATACATATCCAAATACAGGAGACAGAAAATTAATTTTAGAAATGGCCAATCAATCAGGCAATATAGGTGCTGGGTTTGCATCAAATACTGGAGCAATAACTTTTAATCAATGGCAACAAGTAGTTTTAACACTGAGTAAATCAAAAGCAGTAGCAAAAGGATATGTAAACGACCAATTAGTAGTTAGTAACACAAATCTAGCAACAACTGATTGGAATTATCCTAGTTTAACTCATATTGGATCTCTAGTAGGATATTCTTATAATGGATATATAGGACTAGTTAAAATATTTACTACAGAACTATCAGAATATAATATAAAAGTAGAGTTTAATACTAATAAAAGTAGATTCGGAATATAAACACAAAAGATATTCTTTTCTAATTCAAATAAAAGAATTATTTTTATCTAAACAAAACAATCAGTTATGGCAGACTTCTCAAAACAATGGTGCGAGCTCAACGATCCTGAAATGCCGCACGACTTCGATATTGATATCGTAGCAAGTACACTAGATCCACACTATTACAAATCCTATATATGCGAAGGCTTCGGTTTCACCGCAATCGGAAAGGATTCTGAAGGCAGAATTACGCTTTATTTTCCTAGTGAAAATAGAGAAAGTGGAGAGTGGAAAGATTACAAAACATTTATAAAACAACAAGAAGATGAGACGAGATAATAAAATAATAGTTGAGACACTTATAAATAAGATGTTTGAAATATCAGGGAATAGTATTACATTTAAAGATATTAAAGACAGAAAGGACGATTGGTATTCGGAATATACTATGACCGAAGACGAGTGTGCAAGGTGGATGATATGGGGTACAGAGTATTTGAGAACAACACTCAAGATAAACAAGAGAATGGCAGAAAGAGAAATGTCTATGTTTAATTTGAGTTACGGATTGAAGATAGTAGAGACACAAGATCAATAATAAAAATAAAAGTTATGGGAAAAATAGGTTATGCATGTATAAACATGACTCTAGGTAAAACAGCTACCACAAACAGAGGCATGACAATGAAAACGTTCAAAGCAAAAGGACTTCCTTACGTATCGGAATTGGCACTCAAGAACGCTCAAGACGTTATCAAGATCCTTAAGTGGAACGAAGCACACAATATTAAAATGTTTAGATTGTCCTCAGCTCTCATACCATGGGGCAACTCTATAAACATAGACGAATTACCTGATATTATAGCAATCACTGCCGCTCTTAAAGAAGCAGGAGATTACGCAGCACAACACGGACACAGGATAACTACCCATCCCGGTCCATACACAGTTATTGCATCTCCTAATCACACAGTAGTAGAAAATGCTATAAAAGATTTAGAAATGCACGCTAAAGTATTTGATCTCATGGGTCTAAGCAAGACTCCGTACAACAAGATCAACATACACGTTAACACAACTGCAGGAGGTAAACAAGCCGCTATGAAAAGATTCTGCGATGCATATTGGTTCCTATCAGAATCAGTTAGAAGCAGATTGGTAGTAGAGAACGATGATAAGCCTAAGCAATACACAGTAGAAGATCTGATGTACGTACACAAGCTTATAGGCATTCCAGTTACTTTCGATTACTTTCACCACTCGTTGAATCCAGGTAATCAGACAGAAGAAGAAGCTCTAAAGTTGGCGGCTACTACTTGGCCTGAAGGTATCACTCAAGCAGTACACTATAGCGAAAGCAAAAGAACACACGAGAACAATCCTAAAGAAAATGCTAGAGCGCACAGCGATTATATAAATGCATTGCCTAATATTTATGATCTGGATATAGACATAATGACGGAATGTAAAATGAAAGAGTTAGCTATATTACCGTTAATAAAATAATTTATGAGAATCAAACTTAAAGAACATTCACGTTGCGCAAATTGGTGGCTAATAGTAGCATCTATATCAGCAACAGTAGGAACAATATTGTTATTCGCATCTATAATTAATCATTTAATCAAAACAATAATATAAAAAACAATGGCAAAGTCGCAAACAACATTACTAACCATCAACGTAAGTACAAACGTTCAGTTTACTCCTGAAATGTTATTTCAATTACAGCAAACAGTATCATCAAAATTCGATGTAACTGCAGTAGTAGTTCCCAATCCATCTATATCTAAACTAGTAGAAGTTACATCTGATACAGCAGATCAAGACACTATCAATAATATTGAAGTTGACAGTACTACTATGTTAATCCAATTAATAGAAGTCGCTGCACAAGCAAATCAATAAAAAAATAATCCTAATCAGTTATGAAAAGAACAGAAAGAACGGACTACCATTGGGATATCCAATACATGGACATAGATCCAGATTCAGGAGATGCTTCAGATCCCAAAACTGTAGCGACTACGAAGTGGCCTACATACGCTAACGTAATACTAGATGCGTTCATCAAACAAGACGAAAACCCTAACAGACACTACTTCATAGTCAAGTGCGTGAACCACGCCATAAAAGAGGCGTACATAAAAGGACACGAAGACAGAGAAAAAGATATATTCAATTTAGGACAATTTTAAATAGAAGTTATGAATTTTGGAACAAATGGATGCATGTATAACTGTGGTGACAGCTGTACAGGAGAGTGTATAGAACCCACGACGTATAACGAACAACAAGATTATCCAGAACTAGAAGGCACAAATGAACTGTGCAAAGATATTATTGCGACGCGCGCGAACGAAAGTGTCCCGGCCCCAGACGAACTCCAAGAGGAGTTGCGCCGTGTCCGAAGTGCAAAGAACAGCCACGTCAAGTCACAGAAGTGGGAGATAGCCGCACTCTACAGAGAGATAGAGAAGTTGTTGCAAGCGGAAGAGCCTACCTGTTCCAACTGTCAAATGCTGTTAAGCGCCATCGGAGTGGGACAGGGGTTGATCTGCGACTTGAATAAGTGTCGCATACCGCACAGCAAGCACAGTTGCCAATACCACTTCAAGACTGTGACGCAAAGCGCAGAGCTTGCAAGTTTTGATAAAACATTAAACGTATAATATGACGGTAAAACAAGTAACACTCGCAAAGACAGAGTACGATGCAATGGAAACCGAATTGAAGGATTTGAGAGCAATAGTCTCAAGCAGAACCATACTCCAAATAGTAGAAGAAGACTTTGGTTGGCACAGGGCTCGCATTGCTGCAAGCGGTACCAGAATCAAATACATATTGGGAACCGACAGCGATGAGGGCAAAATGAAAGTATTATCGGACTATATCGGGGACTTATACAAGAAGATAGCAAAGATGGAAGCAGACTCGTGCAGAAAGTCAGACGAGATCAGCCGCTTGAAGGCGCAGAAGTGGTACCAAAAACTATTCAGCAGACAAAACAAATAACATGAATAAAGAACAAGTAAAAGACCAGCTAATCGAAATCTTAGAAAACCAAGTAGTAGACTTGACAACGATGTCCAAGATTGAACTTGGCGACGATGTGATCGCAGAGATCAAAAGACTTAAAGCCGTTATCAATGAATAGAGAACAACAACAGATCATTGATGAGGTGTACGAGAACTATTGGAATAGTCACCCTGATGCAGAGAAGACATTTCAATATGAAGGACATAATATTGAAACAAGAAGAATGACCAAGGATGAGTTTATTGATATGGTTAAAACTGATAAAGAGTATGCTAGAAGGTGGGGATTAAAGATTGAGGAAAGGGAGTTGAGTTTAGAAGAGAGATGTCATTTAGGATATAACTATGTAGATGGGTTTGAATGGGATATGTTAATGGGTGGTGGTAAAGAAGGCGATGAAGGTAATTGTAATGACTATAAAATCCCAACCAAACTAATCACAATAACTAGAGAGTTAAGTTTGGATGAGAGAGTTGAATACCACTGTTCTCAGAATTGGGTTTTAGAGCATTTGAAAGATTCGCTAAGAAAACAAACCCCGGAACAAAAAACTTCATTTTTATCTGTTGCCAATATCCCAACCAACAAAACAATAGAGAGTTATGAGTAACCTAGAAGCAATCGCAAAAAGATATTGGGAAATCTACAACTCTTTTGATGGACAAACCAATTCAATTGATTTGGAAATGAAGACAATTTATATGCTAGCAGAAGAACTATCCCACAGCGGCGATATAGATAGCATGCCAAACATATTAACCTCTATATATTTTTTAGGAAAAATCAATCAACAATAGAAAGTTATGGACAACTACCAAAGCAATAACGTAATAATGCAGTTAGAGAACATAGCTCAACTGTTAAAGACGCAGAACGAATTGATACAGAAATTGCTACAGCCACAACAGGACGAAAAGACGCAGAGAAGAAAAGCACTGCAAGAACTACTAAGAAATGCAGAGGCAGACAAGAACACACAGGGATAACGCATATTTATAGGTATGATAAAACTAAAAGACTTGCTCGTAGAGCTGCAGATACTAGAATCGGGAATAAGAAACATCAGAGCGCTTGCAAAAGCCAACAACAAGGCAGACATGTACTTTCACATGGACTTGGACGGAGTGACCAGCGCCATAGGCATGAAAGCCTATTTGAAGCAGTACGGCGTAGCCGTTGTCAAAGCCGAACACATACAGTACGGAGGCAGAGAGTACTCGGCTCCAAAGCCCACACCGGGCCACATGGTCGTGCTAGTTGACTTCGCTCACGGCAAGCCAAACGTTACCATACACACCGACCACCACGAAGCGCAGAGCGGAGTGGAGACAGGAACGGCAACCAACTTCAAGAAGAAACCGTCCAACCTTCAAACCATCTCTCAAGAGATCTCGCCGAAGGACATATTTCCCAACGAAGACGTGCAGATCATTTCTACCGTGGACTCCGCGGACTTCGCTAGTCAAAACATAGACGTGGATCAGGTGATAGCCACGGCTTTCAACTATTCCAAAGATCGCAGCGTGCAAAAGAACCGGATGGCGATGGGATTGGTGGCCAACAAGATCATACTCGCGTTCAAGAACAAGCCAAGGTTTCTAGAGAACATAGTGATGCAAGCAGAACCTTCTTTGGTTAGCATCTACAACGTGGCTATGAAGAACGCCAAAGCAGCGGGTTTGAAACCCGAAGATCTGGCAGCTGCTCAAGACTCGTACGTGAAATCTCAGAGCGAAGCGGACAAGAAGGTGACTCTATCGAGTACAACAGACATAGCCAACATGCACAACGGACAGTACGGCATGATAGGAACAGTATTGGTGCAGTACGGATTGGGATCGATGAAGGGAGGAGGCTACGACAGGTATGTGCCGTTCAAGATGAATCCAACCGCAGAGTACATGATACTTGGCTATCCGATGGGACTGATACAAGCCGCAAAGAACCCGTTCAAGAGAGGAAAGAATCCCTTCAACTTGGGCGACATAGCAAAGAAGATACTGCAGAAGTACGAGCCTCAGCTACAACAAAAGCAGTTGACGTTCAGATACATAAAGAAGACAATGGAATCGGACGTGAAAACACCAGAAGCATTTGGCTTTACAACGAAAGATCTGATCGCCCTGTTCGGAGACGCAGCCAAAGGCATGCCAACAGCCGACAAGAGACAAGCTCTAGACGCCATAGCAAACAGACACTACGCAGATCTGTCTCAAGAAGAGAAGAGCCAACTAGAGAACGTAACCGTATCGGCATACGATCTGATAACCAAACAATCGGGCGGACACAGAGACATAACCAACATATCGGGACTAAACTTCTTGGGAGAAGACGCGGCGGAATTCACCAAACAAATAATGCAGGACCTTGCAGAGGAATTAAAGACCGCAAAGTTGCAATAGCTACAAACACAAAAAGGATAATATAATTAGCAATAGCTGCAGAAAGCATAACAAAAGTATATTATAATAATCCAGATATAACACATGACACCTCAAGAGAAAGCAAGACAGCTGGTAGAGAGATTCTACTTTGCTTTACCAAACAACGGATCGGAAACTGGAGTATGTAACGTACACCAAAGGTGGGAAGAGGGAAAGAAGTGCGCCACCATAGCGGCACGCTTTCTCAAAGAACAATACATAGAGATGTTTACCATAAAGGGACCCGCAAAGCCAAATTACTGGGACGAAGTCAAAACAGAAATAGAAAAGATATGAAAATAGAATGGCAAAACAGATGGACCGCAAGAGGGTTCAACCTGATAGAGATAAACCTAATGAAGATAGGCACCGACAAAACGGGATACAGATGGACGCTGTTCGTCTACCTGCTAAACTTCGGATTCATTTACAAAACACGAGTACGCAAGGCATGATACTGATAGAAGTCAACAACAAACTGGCGAAGAGCAACTTCCAACTGATAGCGAGAACCCAAAACTGGGTAGAGAGCAACATGCCCGAGATCGGAAACGATTACGTGATAGTGATGAACCCGCACATCGAAGGAGATTTGAAGATAAGCCATCACGATCATGACGAATCGACCAACGCCCCACTTGGAACGAAACAGTCAAATGCCAATACTGATAGCGATAACATCATCTGCCGTAGCTAGCTTGCTGCCATTACCGGATCTGCCCGGCGTCTCGCCATTCTGCACCCCGCACAAATGGACAGATTTTATCTCTGTATTTATAATAACTACAATCAAACGGATCACACAGCGCCCATCAGCTCCTAAACAGCACGGTCCACATGCATAAAAAACATAATATGCAACCTATTGGAAGCTGTCAGCCACAATCCAAGCCTGTCCCTAACTGCTTGGTTCTCAACCGAGAATTTTTAAAATAGTTGCTAAAATATTTTTTAGTGTGAAAATGTTGTCGTATATTTACTATATAACAATAACACAGCTGCTAAACCAGCTCCAAATCTAAAAAAATAATAATATGACACAAGCCAATCCCACCAACGGTTACACACAAACGACGATGAATTCTACAGACGTATACAACTACATGAAACGCATTGCCCGTAATACTTTCGATGACGTATTAAAAGTCAATATCGATTGTTTGGCCGAAGCTCTTATCGCTTCTTACGGTGACGATACTGATATGGATAAGAGAGATCTTAAAGCGATAGCTATCCGTCCAGGATATATGTCGGACTTGGACTTCAGAACTATGGAATGCCACGTATCAACACAGATGACGGTCGTTCCTTTACACGAAGCACACGTTGACTAATCCCCCACGGGTATATCAAAATACGGATACCCGCCAAAACAGCTACTTAATATTATTTAAACATATAAACCAATTAAAGTTATGAACAAGCAAATTATCTTATCAGCGTTACAAACACAGTTAGAAACAGTTAAAGCAGACGCTATCGCCCATGAGAATGACGTCTACACGCCAGCCCTGTCAAAGCTTACAAGCAAGATCAAAGTTTATTTCGATCAGCATGTTGCTGAGAGCATCCACGACATCTCTATTGCTTCCGATCGTATCACTATCCAGCCTAACGACGATACGTCTTACGGAAACACGATCAGCATTGACTATCGTGGCAGTTGGAGAGGCGATAACGGTTATTTCGAAACGTCTTCTTACCGTCCTGATCTAAAGTCTAATGAAGACAATACCAAGACCATCCGCTATTACAAGACTTTGTCTGCCATTGCTAACGCATTCGATTTGATCTGCGAGCAGTACAAGACCAAATGGTTGCCTGCATTCCAAAAGATCGAAGCAGCCAAGTCTGACAAGTACAATGAGATCTGGAAGATCGAAAGAGAGATCAGAACTTGCGAGGCTGAGATTGCAGAATTGGAGAAAGAGAAGTACAATCAATCTGGCGTTGAATTGACGTTGAAGCCTATGGCTAATTACGATTCTGACTACAGCAACAACGAGTGTGTGTACACAAAGAAGTATCAAGAGCATCACATCAAGGCTCAATACGGTCGTAGCAGATGGGATTACGCTTACATCAACTCTTTCAAAGTTGTTTCATTCCCTAAAGGCAAACACGCTAAGGTTGTATTGCAATGGACAAGCGGTGCTGACGATACTAGAACACGTACAGTTGAATTGAACAAACAACGTTACGCTGAGTTCATCACAGAAGTATACAGCTGGGAAACTACAAGAGCTGCTGAAAGAGAATCAGAGATCGACGAAAGAATCGCTAGATACAACAAGGTAGATGCTTAATTATTATCACCAAACAATTAAAAACATATGTTATGTAACACACATACGACCATATTAAATATGAGGTTAGACTTCCTACCAAAAAGTTAATCTTTACTATATCGCCAGAATCAATTAATTTTATCTATAATCAAAACAATAAAAGTTATGACAAACAATCAAGCATCGCCTAAGGCAAACGCATTCAAAGCAGGCGCAATCAACTCAATCAGTTTAGAAGTAGCAAAGCAGAAGGCACCAGCCATCTTCGCTACAGAGCCTGCATCGTATATCAATCAGAACAGATACCACTTCACTCCCACCTTTGAGATCATCGACATGATGCAAGACATGGGTTACCTGTTAACCAACGCCAAGCAGAGCAACAGCAAGATACCTTTGCGTATCAACCACGGCGTGCACATCGTAGAGTTTCAACACCCTGATCTTTACGTTAAGGACAGTACAAACAACGAGGTAGAAGCTAGACCCACCATCGTTATGGTGAACTCATCGGATGGTAGCCGACCGTTCGACTTCCAAATGGGCATGTTCCGTTTGGTATGCAGCAACGGCCTGATCGTTAAAGACAAGGACTTAGGTGGCTTCAAAGAGAGACACACCAAGTACAACTTTGCCGATCTCAAGGCCATGATTAGTCAGAAGGTGGATGCCTTGCCTAAGACCATCGATAAGATCAATACCTGGAACGGTATAGAGATGAGTCACAAGGACCGCTTTACCTTTGCAACAGAAGCATTGGCTCTCAGACTCGGATCGGATAGACAAGCAGAAGAGTACGAGATCAGAGACATCTTATCTCCTAAAAGATCTGCTGACAAACACAACAACCTGTGGTGCACCTACAACGTAGTACAGGAGAACCTGATCAAGGGCGGCTTCCAATTGAACGAAAGACAAGCTAGGCCTATCACCAACCCTTGGCAGGACTTGGAGCTGAACAAAGGCCTATGGTCGTTGGCTGAGAAGTTCGAGACGGTTGCTTAACACTAAAGGCAAGCTAGCGTGGAAACTCACTGCGCTAGCGCCCTACTAGCACTGCGCCAAAGCTCTAATATTCGGAGACAGCGCTTTGCTAGCGGTAGGGGGCCCGTTGATCCGTCACCAACCCCAAGGAAATTTGAACAATTCTAAAAGTATATTTACATAAATACATTACAAATGGCACAAACAGCAATAGAGCGGTTAGCAGAGTGTTTACGATTACGACACAAATCAGTTTACGATGACATGCGCGAAGACATAGAAGCATATTACAAGAAGATAGAACAGTCTCAAATAGAAGAAGCGTTCTACAGCGGCAATCAAATTCCAGGCAATTGGGAAGACGACTCAACCGCCTACTACAACGAAACCTTTAAACACGACTAATATGACGCAACAAGAGAAACAGTATTCGGACACGCTCGCAAGAGTGATAGAACACAACGCTATCAACGATCATTTGAAATTGGTAAATGATTGCAGAGACAGGCTGCCAGCATTGGCCGCAGAACTAGACGCAGACAGTTACAAAGTCACATGGTCGATAGAGAGCGAAGACGCAGACACAGTCTACAACTGTTCGGTTGGCATTCAGATGCCACACCATTGGATGGGTAGCTATGTAAGTCAGTCTCATCCGTTCGAAGCGGCAGAAAAGAGCATCAGAGAGATGCACGCCAAGTATACGGAAGAAGCTATACAACGCAAGCGCAGAGCGGAAGACGAGAGGATCAAGCAGGCACTCTACGACGATTACATGGCACAGAAATCGAGCGCTAAGTAGCAAAAACGCACCGGGAACGGGAACTAATTTTTTAATCTAACAACAATTATATTTACATATATGAAACAAACAAACATCGAGATCAACGACAGAGTACGCATCACGGATTCGGGAGAGTGTTACACGCTTTACACAGAAATGTTCCACAACATGGGTTTCAAGAATTCGGACAAGAATCCAGTGTTCAAAACGGGAGAAGAGGCTATGGTATTCAACATCGCACAACACCCTTCTCAGTCAATCACGCTCTACGCATTAGCACATGAAGACGGTCGAGAGTGTTTGATATCGAAGGACGGCATCGAATTGGTTAGAGAAATGGTTATAGATACTGCCACAATCACCCAGATAAACGACAGGCTCGCCAAGATAGAATCGCTATTGGATCAATTGACAAAACCTACCAGTGTGCCAGAGAAGCCCAAAACAGCTGTGGAGTGGTTCGCAGAGGAATTAGCAACATACGATTACGACGGAGGAGAAGAGTGCTACGACATACTGCTCTCTACAGACAGGTTCGAGAAAATCAAAGCGCAAGCATTAGAAATGGAAGCCAATCAAAATTGCAAGTAGTATGAACGACAAACAGACGAGAGACCAGATACTGTTCTTGAATTGGCTGCTGAAGCACTACACGACCGAAACGGACGAGGAGGGATTCTTCTACTACGCGGACGCTCAGGGCAACGAAGTCAGCATGCTGTCCATAGTGCAACATTACGAAAACAGATACAACGATTAAATTATGACGCCTAAAGAAAAAGCAAAAGAGTTAGTTGATAAGTTTCTGTTAGAGGTAACAGGAATAGATAGGTACAGTTATAATATAGATAGTATGAATTTATTTAGTGCCAAACAATGCGCCTTAATAGCCGTAAATGAGGTATTAGATAAAGACGGATACAATAATGATTATTGGAAAGAAGTTAAACAAGAAATAGAAAACTTATGAGCAAGATAAAGTACTCGTCTCACCTAGACGGCAGTCCCAAATACATGTACTTCAAGAAGCGCAAGCACAGGTGCAAGCGACACAGCTTGAGGTACTTTATGTGGAAGGCCAAACAGTGGGCAATCGAAATCAGTTATCACCTAAACAAATAAGTTATGGAAAATGGAATTATAGTTTTTTTGCTTACGTATATAGCAATGACATTAACGGGTATTGCGCATTTTATTTCTAAACAACCTAAAAAAGATTAATTATGGAAATAATATGTTCAATTATTATAATAATTCCACTTTGGTTGATTGCATTAGAATTAAAAAGATTAAACGATAAAAACGATAGATTATGAAAGGTATAATAAAAAAAACAGACAAAGGATGGAATGTATTATATACACAATGTGTTCCTAAAAGAATAGTTACAGAATGGAATAAATCATTACCATTACATCCAGATGATGTCAAACAAATAAATGCTGATGCACAAGTGTTTGACAATATAGAGGCTAGAATAGCTGCCTATCCTGAAGTAGAGTTTGACTGGTGTGTTATAGTACAACCTGATGGCAAGGGTAAAGAATATGCTAAACTTGTAACCAATTAAAACCAAATAAAGATGAAGACTTTCGGTCAAATCATGTTGGGAGTACTGATACTGATAGTACTATCCATCACACTATTTACATGCAGGTCATGTAGTATTTTTCAAGGACATGTATACAAGAGTATGGAAGATGCTGTCATTAACTATGATGAGTATCAGAACATCTATGCTACATGTAATCAGTTAAACACAGACTTAAGTATTATTCAGGCCACACCTGATAATGACAGACAGTTTGAGCAGTTTAGTAAAGCACAACGTATTAACTCTATCAAACAAAATCTTAACAGATGGGTGGAAGAATACAATGCTAAGAGTAAACACATAGACAAGAAATGGTGGAAGAGTGATGCTCTACCATACATGCTAGACGTAAACCAATTTTCAAACTATAACAAATAAAACCAATGAAGAAGTTATTTTTAATTCTTATTGCAGCAGCTGCATTAACTAGTTGTGTAGATGTGTCAGGTAGAAAAGCTAATACATCTGCTTTAGATGAACAAAATCATACAGAAGAAAATCAAAGAGGTCTTAATTCTGTACAACCACCTCCAACTATTACATGGAGCTTGGAAAGAGATAACTTGATTAAAAGATTCAAGTTACAGAATGACAGAGCTGTTACATTCTTTATGTACATATTTATAGAAGGTGTAGGTACACCAATAGGATATTATCAGGTAAATAAAGTGAGCTCAGTTAACAGTCAGCTTACTAATCCTGAGCAAATAGTTACATATAGTAGTCCTAATCATGGTGATGGATATGGTCAACATGTTATACCTAGCCCAGCAGAAGATGGTTCATATGGTACTAATGGTGATGGAGTATTTGGATTTACACCAGAAGACATCTATATAGAAAGCAACATGAAATATATTACATCTACTGTACCTTTACATTTTAATGCACCTGTAGCTAAGCTTGCTGTAATCAGTAGTAAAGAAGCTCAGGATATGTTAGATGCTTCTAAGAGAGCAATGGGTAAATAACTAGCTACTAGGCCAGTAGATCGAAAGACAGGTAACAGCTCTCAGAATGGACTACATGTCCTGCACAGCTGCAAAGGGACCTCCTAATCGTTGGTAGGCACTGTTGACAACTCAGGTGGTGATCTAAAAGTTGTAGGTTTGCCCATTTAAAACCAAATAAGGTCTAGTTTTACACTAGTATCATTGGTGTCCTTTAAAAATGGGTCTTTTTATTCATTAAATGGTACTAATAGTACCAATAATCAATTAAATATAAACTTATGACATCAATAGAATGGTTAATAGAGCAATTTAAAGATTATGACTTTCTTTTATCATTACATCAATTTGATATAGAACAAGCCAAAGAAATGCACAAGCAAGAGATAATAGATGCATATTATGAAGGTAAAAGTAATGGTATGGATATATCACATCCTTTGAGCTTAACAAAAGAAATATCATTTGAAGAATACTATCAAGAAACATTTGTAAGTAAGGGAAGTGATGAATGTCAGTTTGAACCAACAACCAACACAAGTAGTGCTACCATTTG